GATAACGCTTCGACAGTTTCTCGATGTTACGATCCTGCACTTCTTCAAAAGAAACATCGAGTGCCATGCATGCTTGAGCAGCATACCAGAGGACATCACCCAGTTCAACCTTCAGATGTTCGATGTTATCTGCATCCCAAGGCTTTCCTTGGAAGATAACCTTCTTGACAATCTCAGTAAACTCTCCTGCCTCAGCAGACATACCTACGGCAGCAGTCAGAAGACGCTGCACTTCACAACCACTTGCCTGAAGTGTGGCAATACGAGAAATGAATTGTGCAGGATCCTTGGAAGGTTCGCTTGTCACCTGGTTAACAAACTCAACATACTTATCTTTAGAAGTTGTTGATTGTGGTGCAGTCACTACTACAGGCATTTGTGGCGCAGGTGCAGGTGGGGTAGGAGGAGTTGGTGCTACTACTGGAGCAGCTGCTGCAGGGTTACCAATTTGAGGACCAGTCGGATCTTCGGGGTTATCGGACCAACCTTCAGTTCCAGGATCACCAGGTTCTACCTCCCAAAATTCTTTAGCGCGTGGACGGCGAGGAGGAGTTGCTACGGGTTTCTGGGGATCTGGCGTTCCATCAGCGATAGCAGAAGAATAAGTAGGCATGATTAAAATTGGGGTTCTGTTAGTTGTGGATGATAGTTGAACAATGTATCTAGCTTAAAATGCTCCCATGCGGCACTGACTAGTTCACAATCTCCTTCTTCAAAATCTAGTCCCTCAGGAGATAAGTTGTAAAAGATTGACATCATTAGTCTATGATTATCTGCAAACCACTCAGGTTTGATATATGGGTTATGAAGGACTCCAGGGAAGTACACTACCATACTATTATACACCATTTCGGCTTGAGTTTCAATTTTAAAATCTTCGTAGTCATGAACTTGAAACCAATTTTCAATAGTCAAATCTTCATGACGATCATAGAAGTTATTCAAACTATTCTTATCGTCTCTATCCATTTGTAAGAAATTAGTTTTTCCTCTCCAAGACCAAAATCCAGTAGTAACTGGATCAACACTTTTAGTAAGATTTAAATTTAACACTAAACAAGGACAGTCTTGTTCTTGTCCAGTTTGATCCATATCACTATCCATATGAGGATAGCAGCATAATCCTCCAGTGGGATCTAGAGTCATATCTCCACTGAAAGCACTACAGTAAATGTCAGTTGGTCGTAAATTATTAACACCAAAAAGTTTAGACAGTCCAGGAGTAAACTCTTTTGCTATAAAAGGAAAGAGTGGTTCTGCAAATTGATGAGTTAAACCAGGGCGAATGATTGTATCTGAACTAAATTTTTTAGTCTCCCAATAATCTAAAGAACTTAAAAACTCTTGAACTTTATCGGGGTATTTGAATACATCTTTCGCCATAAGAATAGGGATATTCCCATTCAACATATGGAACTCAATCTCAAGATTATTCAGTCCTGAAATCTCTTCCCAGATATCGGTCTTAGATTTAATCAAATTTAAATCCCTCAAATTTATTTTCTTTTTTAAATGAATCCTCTACGGTATTGTCACCTTCCCCAAGAAGAGAACCACCTTCACTCTGTTCACAATCATATAAACGCATCTTAGATCTATCAATTCCAACCACAAATCTCTTATTAACTGTAGGATCACCATATCTATTCTTCAATTGCTTTACCATAATTTGCCCGAGTCCTTCAAGATCTTCAGATGAAATAAGGGCAAGCATAAGATCAGCAGTAGCAGGGAGCCCAAAGGACTCAGAGGTATCAGTAATGTCAACATCACTGCTACTATAACCAGAACGAGTGGTCTGGGTGGCAGATACGATAGGGACTTCGGCTTCGACAGCAAGTCCTCTAAGTTCTTCAGCAATAGCCTTGATGTAGCTATATGAATTGACACCAATGGCTCCGCGATAGCGGGAGGAAGCGCATATATTAAGGTAATCAACGAAAATAATATCAGGGCGAAAAGATTTCTTAAGTGCCAGGTCGCTAAGCAAAGACTTGAAATGACCACTATGAGCACTTGCTGTTGGATACTCTTTAATTATAAGTGCTCCCTGAGTTTTTGCAGCAACCTTTGCAACCTTTGTGTCGAATAACTGACGAGGAAGTTCTGCTAGGTCTCTAATGTTAACATCCAAAAGATTAGCGTCAATTCTTTCTGCAATTTTTTCTTCAGACATCTCAAGCGTGATATATAACACATTTTTCCCCTGTAGTAGCACCGAGCTTGCCACATGACACATAAAGAGAGATTTACCAACACCAGTACCAGCCAGAGCAACAGTGAGTGTCTTATTAGGCATGCCGCCTTTTGTAATCTTGTTAAGATATTCCAGGTCGAACGGGATTTTTGACTCGTCTTTGTGGTAGTAGTCATATCTTGCCTCATAATCCTGAAGATAATCGTGACCAATATGGTTATCAAACGAGACGGCAAGAGCGTCTTGCATGATACCTGGGATAGCATCTCTAGTTTTTTTACTATCCTTACCGTCTGCAATCTGAATAGATTCCATCAGTGCCAAATAGATAGCACGATCACGGCACCATTTTTCAGTAGCATCAAGCAACCACTGAGTGTGTGTTTCACTCTCAGTTAGGATCTCAACCAACTTTAAAGCATCTCTGCATTCTGTTTCAGAGATATCATCACGGTTTTGAACTTCAATATTAAGAATCTCTGGAGTCAGAACCTTATCATATAGGTTGACAAAAGAACTGATTTCCTCAAAGATAAGTTGTTCATTGCGTTCATCAAAATAATCAGGTTCTACAAATGGTAAAACCTTTCTAAGGAACTCTTCATCATGAATTAAGTTCCTTAGAATAGTCAGTTCAATCCTGTCACTCATCACTCACCGTAACTAAATTCTTTACGAGCAACCTCGTCAAGTTTTTCCATCACCTCAGGGGTGAAATATTGATCAGGGTCTTTATAGATTGCCTTGGCATAAACTTTCTTACCATCAATCTCATAACGACCCGCTACATTCTTCCAGAGTCCCGCAATTTCTCCGAGTTCAAGAAGACCATAGTAGCGATCAAGGCCCCGCTCATCGTAATACAAGCGAACAGTAACATCTTTATTCTCCTTACTCAGACGCGACTTAGCAGTCTTTGCCTTGATAAGGTTTCCAACGACATCGGTGCCGTCTTTTTCTTTTTTCTTGGACAAGTAAATGATGGTGGACGCAGCGTACTTGAGTCCACTACCTCCTCCCATTTCTTTTGTAGGGACATAAGAACCAATGACATCGTAGGTGTGGTTGGTGACTATCATAGGTATGTTAGCCTGCCCAAGCTTCAATGTCAACATCCTGAACGCTCCTTTAACCAGTTGTGATTTTGTCATATCACGAACCTGTTTGTCGTTCAGAGCATCAGTGATCTCTTTCTCGGTGGACAACATACCCAAAGAGTCTAACACAAACATACAGGGTTTGCGATCTTCTGCGTTCTTTTTCAGATATAAGTCAACTGACTTCAGTGCTTTACTTCTGAAGTCTTCGATGGTAACGACATTAACAACGACGAGACGAGAAAGGTCGATACCACGACTTGAGAGAAGGGATTTATTAACTGCGGCTTCAGTGTCAAAGTACAGGCAGTAACCGTCAGGATTAGAATCGAGGAAATTCTTAACAACAGCAAGTGAGAAGAAAGTTTTACCAGTGCTAGACTCGCCAGCAATGGCAGTAATCTTATTCCCAGATACACCACCAAATATACTACCTGAAACGAGTCCGTTAAAGATGTACGAACCCGTGTCCACATAAGTTTCAGAGTCGTCAATATCTGAGGCGAGTTGTGTGTATTCACCACCAACCTCCTTGACAATTTCTTTGAGAAAATCCATTATTAATCAAAAATGTAGTTTGGGTTTTGAGATTTAAAACTTTCAGCATGGTCTTTTGTTTTAAAGAACTTAAAAAGTTTTACACCCAAATGTTCTTTAAGTTGATACTTTACTTTAATCATTTAGGGTTCGTCCCATCTCAATGTCTTTAGGTATTCTAGCACATTTTCACGCACCGACATTAATTCATTGAAGCATTTTTGGTTATGAGCACATTGCCGCAACTCACTATCTGGTTTGTGGACGCTTTCAATAAAGAGGTCAAGGCCCCTATTCCACCTTTCTTGATCTGTCATGTGAAGAAGAGTTCTAGGTTTACTGTTTTTTCCACTGACCACCCAATAGCATCAAGAATAGTCTTCAAAGGTTCTAAAAACGCTTTGTCGAATTGAGTGTCGTAATCGACATACTTATTGATACCCAACTCCTTAGGAAAATCCTGAATAAATGAAATGACATTCTCATGTATGATGTTGGGTTTCTTCAAATAACAAAACTTGATCTTCTCCCCGTTTTGAATGAGAGAATATTTGTTAGTAAGTTTTGCTTTTTTGATGTAATGGTTATAAAGAAGAGCACCACGACAGTGGATTGGTGTTCCCTTAGAATAGATGTCCGAAGAGGATTTGTATTTTGCAACATCACTGACAGATCTTGGAAAGGAAATATCCTCTGGAGTTAGTTGCTTGAATTTCTTACGGCAGTCATCTATGTAGTCTATCATATTATCTTCTGATCCTGACATCATAATCTTAAAAGAATCTTTAAGCATTTGACGGCAGGGTGCAGGTGTCGATGACTTGACAGCCTCGATACCCATCACTTTTAATTTTGGTTCAGAATACTGAACGCCCTCACTGTTCCATACATTTAGGATATATCTCTTCTTAGCAGTCCAGATACCGCGATCAGCGATATTCTCCCGCTTCATTTGCATTTTTTGTTCGTATGCCGAGACATAATCCGCCAGATTTTCATACGACTTATCGATGTATGGTTCCAATTTGTCTTGACAGATCTTGTCAAGTAACCCCACAACTGCTGCTTTATCGCCAGACTTACTACCAAGAAATTTAGTAACAAGAGGTCCAAGGTTAAGATAGATTGAGTCAGTGTCAGATGCAATGACATAATCCTCCTTCTCTGTAGAGAGTAGTTTATTTAGATATTCGTTCATCTTGTTCTCAATCCAACGAATTGAGACTTGACCAGACAATGTAATTGCCTCAGCGTTTGCTAGTTTAAAATACCTGAAGTATTGATTACCAATAGCACCATAAGCAGAGTTAAGAGAAATCTTTTTCGCCATTTGAATGTTGTTACATCTGGCGATCTCTTTCTGTAACGCAACAGTAGGAGTCTTCTCATACTCCTGCTTGGCTTTGAGCATCCGCTTCTTGAAGATAACACGCTCTCCATACATTTTCTCCATCAATTCGGGCAAGAATCCCTTCTTGTCCTTGCGGAACATGGCACCATTTGCACAGACAGCATTGTCTTTGTACAACTCAAAGTTTAGTTCCTCCCCAAGTATCTTATCAACTGTAACCGTTGGATGTTTCTCGTCGAGGAGGGTCTCTGGTGAGATGTTGTACTGCATAATAAGATGAGGGTAGAGAGAGTTAAGGTCAAAAGACACAACCCAATCATAGACTCCTGGAATCGGTTCCTTGACATAGGCACCTGCATACTTTTCATCTTTGTCAGTTTTCTCTTTAGGTGGAATAACAACACCTTTCTTCTTCAGGTAGTTGTAGATGATGGTATCCCACATCCGAACCTGATAGAAGACATCATTATAGTTCACCTTAGCATCATATGCCATGGTCAGAGCAAGCTCAATCAACTTCATCTTGTCTTCAAGACGATCAACGAGCTCCACATCAATTATATTATATTCAACGAACTTTTGCCACCCGTTTGTGTAAAAATCTTGAAATGTATCAAACTCAGAGTGATCAAGTTTCTTTTGACCCAGTTCTACATTAGCAATATGGTCAAGACGATATGATTCTTGGTTCGTATAAGTGAATTTCTTGTAGAGATCAAGGTAATCTAACTGCGTTATACCACCAATATCATAGAACACCTGCTTACGGCCCTTGATAAAGACTTCCTTTTGAGATACCAAACCCCATGGAGATAATCTTTTTGCAAGTTTTTCTCCAAGAACACGATCAATGCGCTTAGTGATAAATGGAATATCAAACAGTTGGATGTTCCAACCAGTCACAACATCAGGAGTATTCTCCATCCACCAGTTGATAAAACTGTTGAGTAGATCACGCTCATTATTGAACTGAATGTAGCGAACATTGTCCTGTTTAATCTTAAACGGACCTTGACCCCAAGTTGTAATCTCTTTAGTGTTGTAATCTTGAATAGTAATCAGCAAGATCTCCTGATCTGCTACCTCTGGATCTGGAAATCCATTTTCCGAACGAGTCTCAATATCAACTGTTACCTGACGAATCTTGGTAGGATCGAATTTAATTTCGTCTTGAGGATACTTATCAGAGATATACTGATAGATATACCTTTCATTACCATAGATCTTGAAGTTATCAACATCACCATAACTCTTCAAAAACTCTCGACAGTCAGATACGAACCCAGGTTTAATGGGTTCAACATAATTACCATCAAGAGTTTTATAGAAGGTTTCTTTTTTAGAAGGAACAAATAATGTAGGTTTGTATTTTTCGCGGAACTGAATGTACTCACCATTTTCATAAGCACGAACGAGAAACTGGTCCCCGATCATTTGTACATTAGTATAGAATTTCATTCAGAAAGCAGTTCGTTGTATGCTTGGAGGATGTGTGGCTCGGGATCAACTAGAGTCAGAATAGTATCACTTTGAATTCTGCACTTCTTATCAGAAGACTTATTCAATACTTTCCAAGGTGTGAGACGATCCTTATATTCTTTGGGTTCTTCTTCCAACTCAAGGAATTCATATGGATTATCTAACTCACAATCGGGTTCACCGATATCAGCACCAATCTCTTTGATGCCAGCGATAATACACATGTAGTCTTCTTTGAAGACAATAACTTTAACTAATGCCATCAATCAACTCCTTGTACATGTTCTTGAGATCAGCTACTGGTTCAAAAATAGTTTGAACAGAGTTGGGATTTACGATGAATGTAGTCTCTTGCGTAAGCGGTTGCCAAGTAGCAAGGGATACTTGAGATGTATTTTCTGCAGTTTCTCCAGCATCTTCTGTCAGCAACATGGTTGGTTGCATGATGACGCGATACGGATTGTTAAACATGTATTGACGACCCTTGTCTTCTGGATCAATCAACTCTTTAATATCAGCAATGATAGAATCAGTGCCAATGATGGCTACTCTAACGGACATAGTAAGTTTCTTACCTCTAGGTATTATAGCATGAAAAAAGGGGGGCGATCAACCCCCCGATATTTAGAACCAGGTTTTACGCTGGTGATGTTCTGGAATTATCTTCCCTAGCGTCACACTCAAAAGACCGTCCTCAAACTCCACTTGCCTCACCTCCGTCTCATCAGAGAGCGTCCACACCCGCGTGAAGGACCGTTGAGCAAGTCCCTTATGCAAGTAACTGGTTTCGGTCTCCTTGTCCTCTTTCTGCCCCTCTACGAAGAGTTTCCCGTCTTGCGTATAGACATTAACCTCAGCCTTCTTGAATCCTGCTAGAGCAATTTCTAGTCTCGATTCAACGGCACTTACATCTACAAGGTTATATGGAGGATAGTTGGAAGTGGTCTCGTGCAGTTTAAAGATACGGTCGAAATAATCATCCATACCAATACTGTTGCGTGTGATCCTGTCCATTAATTGATCCAGGTTCGCAGCATTATACTTTGTTAGGTTATTAACCATGGTAGCTCCTTAGTAAGCGAGTTTATTTTTTGTGGACCCTTACGGCATCCAATACTATTTAATCATTTACATAAAAAAAGGGGGATGTTGAAACCCCCACCTTTTTTATTCGGTTGTTACACCTCAATCAACTTCTTTTCTTGCATTACAACATCCTTGTGCTCCTTACCAGTTGCCTGGGGGATAGCACCAAACACATTGTAAGGAGGAACCTTGAGGTTTGCTACACGCGCTGCAGCATAATTCAAGACAAGTTGATCCATTTCATCGAGAAGAGCAATAGTCCTCTGACGATTTGCTTCAAGTTCTTCGTGAGAAGATGCTTGAGAATCGAAGAGAGCAATGTTCATTGTATCGACATTATCAACATAGTTCTTCATCACCTGATAGATGGTACGAAGAGCACGAGTAGGATCGGCTTTCTCACCATTAATACCATAGGTGTTTAGAAGGTCTGCTCCAATGCCAAGTTCATCGAGAAACAGTTGAGCCTCTGTACGACTATAGGAGTCGATGATACCACGACGAGCAAAGTCTTTACAGATTTTTGCTGCAATACCTTCTACCTGTTGAGGACTCAGGTTCAAGTCAAGGGTATAGATCCACCGTTTGATGGTGTCCTTTTCCCTGTCTTCACGATGTTCAAAACGCTCACGACCAAGTTCTTCGATCTCGGTAACGGTAATTACCTTTTGTCCAAATCCCTTATTCATTGATGCACGGGCATCTTGAAGACGCTCCCTTAAGGAGTCTTGGAATTCGGTTTTGGTGAGATCGTTCTCTTCGTATTGAGCGAAGATCCACTCCTTATATCCTAGTTGCTTCAGGTTCTTCAACCTGTTAAAACCGTTAAGGAGATCATCAATACCGTAGATTGATGGAGTAAGGACGGATGTGTCAATGCCTTTTGCAAGGGAGACTTCTAGAGTCTGGTTGTCACCAGTTCCAGCAATCCTAACAGAGTTATCTGTGTTTCCGTTACTGTCCTTGGTATTGATCTGTGTGAGTTTACGCCATTTATATCCTGCAAACTTCCAACCAGGAACCTCTTGAGGTTCAGGAAGAAGTTCTTCGATCTGCTGACGCAATTCCTTAGGCACCCCCGAAAGGGGAATTGAGATAATTGTCATGATAACAAGCCGTATGGCTGTAGAGTTAACAATAGGTTCCTGTCGCCGCTAGTCCTGAACCTATTAAAGGGGACTACCGCAGTGGTTAACCACAGATATATTATAGCATAAAAAAAGGAGGGTGGCAACCCCCCTTGCAAGCGATATTCCTTTGTAGCGTGTCGCGCACGAAAGAGCGACGATTTATTTAGGAGTCCTCTTGTCCTTCAGTCTTGGTTTTTCTACCAATGTTATATTTTGTTTCTAAAACCCAGTTACCTTTATCTTTATATGATAATACTTTGATTTGATTCAAAGGAGCGATGTCCTGAATCATCTCAGCATCAACTACAGAAATCAATCCCCAGTCAGCCAACAATTGAGAGATTCTGTTTCTTCTTTGTACATCATTTACAGTAAGATTTGCTTTCTTACCGTCAAGTGCGAAAAGTTCTTTGAAGTGAACAATGTAATATCTTCCTTGCTTATGCAAGATATGACAAGATTGGTATAGTTTCTTTTCCTTTCTTGATGCTACTCCAATTCTGGTAAGTGTTTCTCGTACTTTTAGAAAATCATCAGGTTCACTGAGGCACACCTCAATCATTTTCTCAGGCGACCACTCAACGGTCGGTTCCACAACAACGCTCATAGCAAGAATAACAACTTTTTATTATTTAGCTAAACTTCTTTTGACATTTTCCATAGCAGGTTTGACGATATCGTAAGCACTTCTATATGCCATTTTATTAATGTATCTTTGGTCCCACCACTCACCTATATTACAACTCTTACCAGTATGATCTTCATAAATTCCTAAGAAGATTCCAAAAAGTTCCCACTGAGACATAGGAAAATACCCAGGAGATAGGCATACAAAAATATGATCATACTTATAGTCACCATGATCATACTCATGTGGTTCTTTAAACCCCCACTCACAATACTTTCCTACATTATTACAGATGTATCGATTTACAGAACTCCTAGAATCTTCCTCAGCCTTTTCTCCATTATGAATCCAAGTCATAGATTTTAATTTTCCTAGAGCATGAAGATAAGCTCCCCAACTACCTTCATCTACCTTCCCATATGTTGTAGTGTGGTGATATTCTAAAAGATGCAGTGCTAAAAAAGTCTCATTAGTATAATCATCGAGTTCTTCTTGAACTTTTTCAATATAACATCCCGCAAGGAAGTCGTCATGATGGTCGATGTTTACCAATTCAATATCTTCAAAATCAAGTATGCTATCAAGGATATAATCATGGTCCCATCCAAAGGCAACCGTTACATCTGGATTAGCAACTAATGCTTTCGTAAAAGTGTCTAGCATATAATCCAGACAATTCTCTTGTACAATATTTTCTCTACAATTAAGGTCAGGATACTTAGAAAAATAGTTTGTCCACTTCGTAGCGGGATGCCACTCATCCCAAAGTTCCCCATCTTCATTGGGCCATTCTTCCACATTAGGAAAACAGAAGTCAATATCGATACTAAGAACTTTCATTTGATACCACCAGTGTCTAATTTTTTACGCATGTACTCAATTTGTTCGGGAAGTAAAATTTTAAGAGCCTGTTGTGCTTTCTCATTGCTGTAACCATAGTATTTCTTTACTAGTTCTAGGTCAGCAATTTTCTCCTGGCGCAACCAAGGAGAGAACCTTTTCTTTTTCCTAATGCTATGTAGAAGGAATTCGTACTGCATATCTTTGTCCAAATGATTCTGTTTATTCATCTCATTTGCAAACATAATTGCATCAATATGCCCAGACAGACAACGATTAACAATGTAAGGAGGATATTGTTTAACGATATCGGGGTTTTCTTTAATAAGATTTTCCTTATTAAAGTTTATAGAGTTCAACCAATCTTTTAGTTCCATAGGATGTAATTACCAATAACAAGATAGTCAATATCCATTTGTTTGAAAGAGGCAATGGCATCCTCTGGAGTTTCAATAATTGGTTCTCCGCTTTTATTGAAGGATGTGTTCAGTAGAATAGGTACATCAAATTTACTGAGTAGTTGACACATCTTAGGATTTTGCTGCTCATTTACAGTCTGAATTCTACATGTCAAGTCACCATGAGTGATGGCAGGGATTTTTTTGGTGATGGAAGTCTGAGAATACAGCATGTAAGGACTCGGAAAACCAGGATCAAAGTAGTCTTCGACTGATTCTTCTAGCATTATACCAGCAAAAGGACGCCAATACTCTCTTTTTTTGACCCTGGTATTCAAAATATCTTTATTCTTAGAATCTCTAGGACTCATAAGCAATGACCTAGACCCTAAAGACCTAGGACCATATTCCGACCTGCCTTGGAACCAACCAATAATTTTATTATCGTTTAATTCATCCGCAACAAAATTACAAAGGTCATCAAAGTCTTCGTAGTACTTACAATTTTCTTCTTCAGGTACAAAATCATCATAGGATTTACCCAACAAAGCAATATTAGATGGCAATTCAATAGATTCTTTTGATCTATATGCACCCCAAGCAGCTGCTCCAAAGTGAATTCCAGAATCATTGGTGAATGGTGGAATGTGCATGTTTCTAAACAGAGATCTTATCCTTGTATTTGCACAAACATTCAGGAAACATCCTCCAGCAAAACAATTGTCATCTTCTAGGTAATCTTCTTTCAAAGTTTCTACCAGATACATCAAAGCATGCTCAAACCAATACTGAATGTAGTGAGCTTTGTCTTCTGGAGAACCTTTTAGATGTCTGTAGACCATCTTATAGTCATAAAAATGGACCTCTGGCATTCCAAATTCCCAGCGATCAATATCAAATAACCCTTCTGCGTAATGTGTTGATGCACACATTGGCCTCTCTTGTTCTGGAAGGAGTTTACCATAAGCAGACATGCCCATGATCTTACCCTCTTTAGGAGTTACATCAAAATTTTGAGCAAACTGAATATTATTAAACACATCCTCGGGGAGAGTAGACTCTTCTCTCATCAACTGCCTATGTTTTGCATCATAAACCATTTGAGACATATTGCAGTAGAACTCACCAAATGAGTTCATACCCAAATCACCAGTTCCTCTAAAAAATCTAAAGATTCTTTTCTGCTTATCAAAGTAACCAATACTATTATTCTCACCACCTCTCGTCATGGCACTGGCAAAATCCCAAATTCCACTACCAAGACCATCGATAGTTAAGAAACTTCCACTATTGAATGGTGATGTGAATACAGTAGAAGCAGCATGACACAAATGATGCGAGAGCATCCAGACTTCCGCATTAGGAAATGATTCCTGCAGCATTCTCTTTCCAATTCCTTCAACTAACTGCTTATTGCTAATCTCAGGATAACTTGGGCAGTAACAAACAATATCAATATCATCCTTACTATAATCTCCTAGCACATATTCAATAGATTTCCTAGGATAATTACCCTCATCTTTAAGACGAGTCAGTCTTTCTTCATTAATACTTCTGATATGAATCCCATTAACAAATAATGTTGCACCAGCATCATGGATATAAGTGCCTGGTTTGTCAAATATATTTGCGTCCCAATCAAGTGCTCCATAAACTCCAACGATTTTCATAATTCAATCTCAGTTTTGAATGCAAGGGTAAATCTATCACTCTTTGCATATGGAGTAATAGGTAGAACTTTATGTTCTAATCTAGAATCAAATATGATTATCCTTCCAGGAGAATAATCAATCACTTTATGTATGGGACCATCGTTCTCGTATATTTTTAACTCTCCTCCCCAAGACTCATCCCAATACTTATTACAACACACAATGACAGTTGCACATGCTGGATTGATTTCATCAATATGCCTGTTCACATAGGCATGTATTGGATAATGATTGAAGTAAGCCTCTTGAATATTAATTTTAAATTTGAAATCAGATAATGCTTCGATGATTATATCATCTAAGTGCAACTCACCCAGTTCATCCAAATCTAGTAACGCCGCAAACCTACAATCTCTTTCTGGAGAATTACTATCTGTAGATTGATTGTAAGAATATTTTGCATTGAGAGCACAATCATTAATATGATCTAGTTGCCACCTACTAAATTTATTATCTAGAACATGAAGTTCATTATCAAATGTCATAGTTCATTAGCACCAGTTCCTTACGCTGTTGCTGATCACTCATATACTCACCAACAGAACGCATTGTGTAAGTGTGTTCAAATTCAGCAGCTTTCCAATCCTTAAAACGATCTCTAATCAGTTGCGACGAATTGTAAGAAATAAGTTGAGGAGAGACAAAACGGTCACAATCACCAGCAAACTGGTCATGGTCAAATCCCTTGTGCATGCTCCCACGCTTACCATATAGATTGGATCCAATCTCATAGGGGGGATCGAGATAGATGTAGGTTGACTTGCTGTCGCTAAGGAGTTGTTCATATGAGACATTGGTAATCTTCCAATTTTTAATTATTTGAGAATATCCTGGTAGTTTATCGATTCCTCGCATGGAGAAATTGCTTTCTGAAGCTTGCTTTGAGAATGATGAGGATTCAGTGAGACCAGAAAAAGAGCACTTGTTGATAATATAAAAAGAGACAGCACGAGCCGTAGCTGGTAAGAAGTGATCATTTACTTTCTCCTTTGCATCAATGAATAGTTCTTTAGCAGATACTGGTTCAGGATGACGATTCTTTAATTGGACAAGTTGATCTCTCATCTCTTGTCCGTTATCTCTCAATTCACACCAGAAATTATAAAGAGGTTCATAGAGATCGTTGACCCAGATATCAAGATGAGGATTCATCTTACATACTTCAATTGCTACACTACCGCCACCTAGAAAAGGTTCACGATACTCAGTGTAGTCTTTAAGATTAGGAAGATACTGGGAAAGTTTAGTCAAAGCACGACTCTTTCCTCCAGGATATCTCAGTGGGGTTTTATATGATTTCATTTAAACTTACACTCCACCATAATTTCTGTCAAAGCGGCTAAGAGATTAATCTCTTGATCTGCTACGAACGCGATTTGGTACTGATACTTAGCAATAATGAGAACGGCAGCAGCAATAGAAGGACCATCCAAGGATGGAACCAGAGCATCGTACACACGGCGAAGTAGTACACTAGAATCGTTGTCCAAATTAGAAACGACCCACTTCCTAACCGACTGAAAATCTTTGTTCTTAAGTTTCTGGATAAGATCATTTACCTTTACATCTCCAAATTCAGCAAGGATTGCTGAATCAATTTTACCACTAACAGAGTATCTCTGACACTCATTTAATACACGACGCCAATCAGGGAAATGCTTATTAATAAGTTCTAGAAGAACTTTTTGATCATACGCCACATCCTCATTCTCAAGTATAGTCCTGAGACGGTTGAAAAATTCTGCTGCGATGGCAGGTTTCTTGGTTCCATTAATACCGAATTCGACGACGGCACAGCGTGAATGGAGAGGTTCAATGAGTTTGTTTTTGTAGTTGCAGGTAAAGATGAATCTGCAATTGTTATAAAATGCCTCAATGTTTGCCCTAAGGAGGAGCTGTACATCATGGGTTGTGTTGTCAGCTTCGTCAATGATGATGACTTTGTGGTTAGCATCTGACGAAAGTGATACGGTCGAAGCAAAGTTCTTTGCTTGATTCCGCACCGTGTCAAGAAATCTTCCTTCATCTGAACCGTTTATAATTATGTAGTCACATTTAAGTTGCTCACACAATGCACGGGCTACAGTTGTTTTACCACAACCTGCAGGACCAGCAAGGAGCATGTTAGGGATCTCACCCTTATTCAGGAATTCTTTGAATGTAGTCTTAGTAGACTCTGGGAGAATACATTCATCAATAGTTTTGGGACGGTACTTCTCGACCCAAAGGAACTCATTACGACTCATTATTAAATCCAATCAGGTTTACGATCTGGGATACGAAGATAATTATCGCACACCCAAGGCTTAGAAGCAATGTACATTTTGTATGCATCGATAGTAGAAATACTATCGTCAAACTTATACTCCTCAGGCATTGCACGAACGAAAGGAGTGTGGTCAGCCCATTTTACACAGGGAATAATCTCATCAGCAGCAAGTAAAGTCTTAAAGCAGGTATGGTTTTTTCCATACCGAGTATAATACTCGTCACATAATGCAATGCCGTGAGTAAGCAACCATCTAGTGTTTGCTACAGTCTCGTTTGCCCAGATAGTGCAAGGGTGATTACGGAACGCTCCCTTGTCCGTAGCATAGGGTGTGCCATCTTTCTTGGGCAGTGTGCCATAACCATGCCCCCACTTGTCTGAGGCGACTATAGAGAGCATCTGGCAGGTCTCCAGGGGCATCTTGACGATGTGCTTGTCGGGAAGAACTCTAGCACACTTCCATGGGTCTTGGTCAGTAACAAAGATATTCATACCAAATTGAATGAGATAATCACACGCTCCTCTTCACTATCGTGAGGGGGTGCCATATGCATTAGATTAGAAGGGAAGATTATTAAATCACCTTCTTTGCATGCAACGGAATTGCATGCATGAGTTCCAGTCTCATCATTGAAAGGAGAAAAGAAAAGAGTACCTGGGTGTTCTTCTGACATTTTAGCATAAAAAACACAAGAGTACCCTAGAGCCCCATGATCATGGGGAACATGATAATCTCTTGCGTTGTACCTCTGACACCACATATTAGAGATGCCAGTAAATTTATAAAGTGATGTCTTACAGAATTCTTGTAGGTATGGTTCTAATATTTTAAAAATATTTTTCTTATACTTAGCATCGTTCTCTTCAAAATAATCTGTAAATCCAATGTGCTTTTCTGCATCATTTGAAGAAGGGATGGAAAGGAGAATGCTCTCCTTAACCTTTTCCCACTCTCTAATAAAATATTGAGTTACAGAAATCTTAAACAGATCAACCTTGATAGGTTGAGTCTGGTTCAAGTGCGATGAAGTAATCAAGGTTATAACTAGAATTTGTGAACTTAGAAAGAAGTTTCTTTGAGATCACAACATCATAAGATCCAGGGATCAGTTTGATGTTCTCAATCTTAAAGTTAAACTCAAAAGTTTTGTCAGTCTTGCCTACAATTAAAGCAAACTCATTAGAGTTATCATTCTTCTTGTCACGAACTGTCAGGGTAATACTTTCACCATCACCAACAGCAGCAAGGTCAGGCAACTGATAAACTGAAGAGGCTTTCAACAGTTTCTGAAGTTGCTGACTCTCAAGTTGGAAGGATACATCAGAACTAGGCAGTGTAATCGCTTTGTCTGGAGGAGTAATAATAACCTCAGGATCAGCAAAGGCAAACTTAACCTTAGTGCTTTTACCTTCACGGATGATCATGTAAGAATCATGCTTGAGATCGATATCAGGATCGCTCATCAATCCCACACCGTTCAAGAACTGAGGCAGATCATAGATGCCAAAGTCTTTCTCGAAGTTCTCATCAACCTCTGCCTCAGCGAGGATGTTCTTCATTACCGAAATGGTACGAAGTTTAGTTCCCTTCTTGACCAGAATCGACTGGTTAATAGAAGAAAAGTTTTCAAGCAGGTCGATTGTTTTATCAGAAAGTTTCATATCCACGCTCGATAGTCTCCTGGTCTAAGCCATAAAAGTGATAGAGAAGAACAGCATAATGGATGATCTTCTTAATGTCCATTCTAGCAGATCCCTTCTTGTTATAACGGGATGCATACTTAAGAATGTTGCCGCGACAGAACGCAGCACCGTCTCCACAGGATTCAATCAGATCAAGTGTCTGAATACCGTTGGAAGCATTGTAGTGAGCACGATAGGTGCCATTGATGTAATCTTTTACCTCTTCAAGGATTTTGTCTTCGTTGTATTTAAACACAGTTTTCTTTTTGTTAGATCCTCTAAATTCTTTAACAGCGTCATTTTTTTGTTTGGGCCAGACAAATCCGTCTGCAGTAATCTCAACCGAACCCGTAGGTTCTGGCGTGTATTCAAAACCTCCGTTTTGTCTAACCCATTCTAGTTCATTGATCGCGTCGTCAGGTCCGTACATTTCGTCGTATAATAGAGCCCATGCGTTCATTGTAACACCTCTTTAGTTGAATTGCAAGTTGAATACATTAAAACTCATTGAGATTCTAATGACATCACTAGAGAAGGGATAAACGGTATGGGGCATGTCAGCAGGAAAGATGTAGATATCTCCCGTTTTTGGAATTACTTTTGCGTAGCCAGGAGATGTAAATGATTTTGCATGAACAAACTCAAGGGCACCAGCGCAAGGACAATTAGTTTTGCCCTCCCATTGTTCTATCTCCTTTTCTATTTCTTCTGGAACATCAATGAAAATAACTGAACTCAATGTACCATCATGAGTATGTAATGGGTTGAACTCATGTTTTTTCATGTAGTTAATCCAAGGACCATTGCCAAGATGAAATGAAAGTGATTTATGATCCAGGTATCCTTGAATGTGTGGATAGATTTCATTCGTAAATCTTTTGGGATCAATGACTGCATTTTTTTGAGAGATTATGTTACCAGCAAGATCATACCCAACATTCTCACCTTTCTCTGACGAACGAGCAACCTCTTGAAGGTAAGAAAGAAACTCGTCAGAAAGTTCACTTTGATATATGGATGGACCAAAAGGATTAAAAACTTTCATCAGCAATAGCAGCAGAGAAATCTACATCAGCATCAACCTTATCATAGAGATCAAGGAAGGCACTCTTAGTCTCTTCATCGAAACGATTCAAGCACACTTGAATTGCTTTCTGCTTATCGTTCCAGATAGCATATGCACGAGCGATGTGAACGAGACGACGGGTGGAGATAACTTCATCAACACCACCATCATAGAAGGTCTTACGGATGATGTCTGCCCAGTCACAAAGACGCTTACAGAACTCAGTTTCGTCACATACACCCTCAAGAATCTTCTGTTCCAGTTTAGGTGAAGGATAAGACTGCTCAAAGGTTACAGGGAACCTTTCAAGGAAAGCTTCGTTAAGAACATTAGTACCAATGAACCGACCATCGTCAGAACCCTTGCCCTTGGTATTGGCGGTAGCAATTACATTGAATCCATTCTTAGGTTCAACATACTTACCAATCTTTTTGAGGAAGACACCCTTGCCTTCAAGGATTGATTGGAGACATAGAATCTTATTAGATGCCAGGTCAACCTCGTCTAGAAGAAGAACTGCTCCACGCGAAAGAGCCTCCACGACGGGTCCATTATGCCAGACAGTTTCGCCATTAACAAGACGAAACCCACCAATAAGATCATCCTCATCGGTTTCAATGGTGACATTCACCCGAATCAACTCTCTATTTAGAGCAGCACAGGCTTGCTCAACAGAGACAGTTTTGCCGTTACCTGAAAGACCAGTGATAAAGCAAGGATAGAAAACGCCAGACTTGATGATCTTTTTGACATCAGTGAAGTTACCGAAGGGAACATAGTTAGGATCTTTTGTAGGAATTAGATTCTGCTCGATAGCAGGCATGGCAGCAGGTGCTTCGTAGTTTTGCTCAAGTTTCTCCTGAACAGTGAGGTTCCACTTGCCATGACCCACCTTGTAGCACTCCAGACGCTTTGCAACGGTGGGGTAAGAATATCCAGCTTGACCAGCAGCGTCACGAATCGCATCGGCACCAAACTCAGTACCGTAATTAGATTCGATATATTGGGTCAGTTGGATCATGTCGATTTGAGCGGGACGAGGCATGAATCTCCTTTGTTGATGTACTTATTATAGTGCAGGGTGGGGTAGGATAAGTGCCCAAGTGGACACTTGACCAACTGGTCATGCGACCAGGGAAATGAATTCATTAAGAACCAATTTATTCATTTTCTTTCCAGACAGTGACTTCTTAAATGCATTCTTAATTTGCACCTTTGTTGCACCATCATCAATATCAAAATCTGTTTGATTGGAAAGAATTGAATTACCAAGAACAAAGTATGAATCGTAACCAGAGTTTCTCAAGGTGAAACTTTTTTGCTTTTTCCAACTACGCGAAGCAACTTCTGCTTCCTCATAAGTATTTGTATATTGACGAATCATATTTGAATATTGCCCACCATGTTCAAGAATACGGAACCCGATAAAATTAGTAGACGGGAAAGTTTCTTTTAAAGTATTCAACATACATTTTGTAAATGTACTGTAGCACCATGAAAGACGAGTGATAGATCCTGTCTTTTTATTTCTAAGGAAAGTATTTTCACCAATCCTACGATGACGAATTTCAGGTTCGGACTCCCATGACCGTTTCATCATAACAGTTGCTGAGGGAACTGATGCCTCTCCATCGGTAAGAATAACACAGTTCAATTTCTCAACATTATTTCTCTTCCTAAAATCAGGAATGATTGTGTGGAGAGTAATTAAAGCCTCGTTAAGAGGTGTGCCTGAGAGGTATAGACGGGAAGGACAAAGACCAGAGTGAGTACTAAATGACATTGCCAACCTCCACACATTCATCATTTGATACTCTGCAGTTTTATTGTTCACCTTACTAGTCAATAGATTGAGCATCGAGAACTCATCACTGATATGAATACTATCAGCTTGCTTTGGAATTGGATTGAAGCGACTTGCTTTATAATTCCATTCAGAAGTAAATGCATATACATCGTAAGGAATACCGACCTTACGACAGAACCAAAGCAAGTTATAGAGTTGCTTGATTGTAGGAATAAGGACTTCCGCCATAGAACCAGACCAATCAAGAACAAAAATCAATCCATGATTCTTACCGTCAGGAGTGACAGTAACTTTTTTAAATAGATCTTCGTTGTACTTATAGGTGTGAAGTTTGGAGCAATCAAGAACTCCAGTACGACTAGTGGTGGAACGAGCATAAGCAGAAGCAGACTTCTTACACTCAAACTCTTTCACAAGATAGTTTACTTCTTTAGTAGCACTCTTTTTAAATTCTTTGTATAGTTGGTTTGTACTATCCCATCCCTTCATGTAATAATCTACAACATCAGAATCAATCTTTTTGAACCATTCATCCCATTCAGATTGAGCATATGCATGAACCTCTGCAGCGGGAATCACAGTATGATTCAAACTAATTTCTGGAAAGGTGAGGTAGGAGTTTTCTCTAGTCTGTGACATATCAGCAAGTTTCTTCAACTTGTTCTCAAGAGACTCAGAAGTTTTAGACTCGGTTTCATCTGTTGGCTCATTACCACCCAAACCATCCATAGTCTCGTCATCAGTTTCTTCCTCTCCATCACTTTCAGAAGGTTCATCTCCCTCTGATTCTTCATCACTTTCTTTATCTTCTGGACTAGAAGTTGGCATTTGTGGTTGCTCACTAGTTCCAGTATTCTGTCCCTCTTGTGGTGCTACTGTTTCTTGTGTATCTTTATCATCAGTAATCAATTCATTCAAGAGTTTTGCTGCCATCAGAGCATCATCAAATGACTCAGCATTTGCAGTAGCCTCTACAACCACCATTTCTTTCTCATTGAATTCAATATTCACATGAGAACCAAGTTTGAAGTGTAGATTTATCCTATCAGCAAGAGAAAATTTATTTAAATCTTGATCTGCAATATCAAAGAAGTCTTGGTCATTAAGATCGTTATATCCACGGAAGAAAGTTTTTGAGAGACCAGCATATCTGCGTCTCATAAGTTTTTCAATGCGAGCATCTTCTGTGATGTTCACAAAGGTCTGAGGGACCTCACGCCACTTCTCTTCTTTAGACCAGTCTCTAGGGTCTGTAAACAGTGCGTGACCGACCTCATGAGCAACCAGAAGGTCATACACATCGATAGATGACAGGTTCCAGTTAGGAAGAGTCAGAACACGCTTTACAACATCAAACTGAGCAGTCTCAACGGAACGATGCTCAACAATCAAATTTTCTGTAGCAAGCAGTCGTGCCAGTTTACCTTTGATGTCGTGAAGCATGGTCCATCTCCTCTCGTATGAACCTATTATAAAAGGAAAGGGGGTCCGAAGACCCCCTTAGTGGACAGTTTAAAAAGTGGATCACATATCTCTACCAGGAAGGCGAGGTCCGCCTTGATTGTACGGTTTTGCTGTGGGTGTTGCGGGTTTTTTAGCTTTGACCACATTTGGAGGAGTATTATCCCTGGCTCTTTCTCTTGCGGTATCAAAAGTACTCTTTACATTTTTTGCTTTTTGCATTAAGTACTTAGGTCCATCCTTAATTCCTCTTTCAATAGCACCAACACCTGATCCTAGGGTTCTTGCAGCCTTATCAGCAAATTCTCCTATTGGTCCTTCAACAATATAATTTCTCCACTCTTCGCTCATGTTAGCCATAATAGCAACTGCAGCTTGCTCAGTGTCAGCAAAACCCTCATCAATCAGATAACCCTTCATAAGATCATAAAGATCCACATCTTCCTTCTTAGTAGTAGAATTTTTAGGTGCTGGAAGTTTTGGTGCTTTTGGAGCTTTGTTTGATCCAGTTCTAAAGGAATCTCCTGCAGGAGGAACAGTAGTTACGGTAGTTGCCTGCTCAGTATATACGGCAGCATATGCCTCTGAAAATAGATTATAATCCTTTGAGTTCATGATTCAAAGACAATTTTTAAATATTTATAGTATTACCGCATCATACATGCTACAGAAACTCTCCAGAAAGGAGTGTCTACCTTGATTGGTAATGCATCGTGATATAAATCCGAACGAAATACTACAAAATCTCCTGGTTCATAGATAAAAGTTTTATCTTCAATTTGCAATTCTCCTCCCCATGATTCATCCCACTGTGGGGTTAAGAATCCAACTGCACTCCATTTAAATGGACCTTTAGTGTCACCGTCAGTATGGAATAAAGGGATGTTACCTTTCCTCTGTGCGTTGAATCCAACTGCACCTAATCCACCAACAGGCAAAACAAATCCATAATCTTCCTCTACAATATCACGAAGCCTATTCATTGTCGCAACAAAATATCCAGCAAGGAATGGACTGTGCATTCCATTACCATCCATAGCAACTGCTCTTGGATAGTTGGTTAGAGGATCATCACTACCAGAATATGCTCCACCAATCTTCCAGATGGATTCTCCCATCAGGTGACCATAAAGTTGATCAATGTCACCTTTTTTTAAAACGCTTTTGGCAAGATACATTATCCAGTAACTCCTGATTTTTCACTCATGTAAGAGAATCCTGCCTTCTTGGAAAACTCAATTACATTATTAAACTTATCTAGCATATCTGCTTTATGAGAAATCACGAAAGTATTTGCATCTTGAATGACAAATCTAATGATCTTGGTAAACTCATCTGTACCAACAGTATCAAGAGAACTGTCGAATACTTCGTCTAGGATTAAAAGATTTGTATTAGCAGAGTTTTTAAACCTAGCAACTTCTCTCCAAGCAAAGAGAAGTGCCAGGTCGATTCTCATTTTCTCACCCTCAGAAAAAGAGGAATAAGTGAACTTATCGTGAACTGGGCTTTGAATAGTTTCTCCAAACTCTTCGTCAAGATGGAAACTAATATAGAAGTCCATCATCTGAAGATATCTATTAACTTGCTTATTGATTAGGGGAAGATACTTTTTGATTATCTTTGACTTTACTCCACCGTCTTTCAGAAGGGAGTACGCAAAATCGTTGTACTTGACTTCCTCGTTCTTTTCAGCAAGTTTTCCAAATATTAATTGAAGATCGTTCTTAAACCCATCTAGTTTCTCATGTTCAGAATTTCTGTCTGCAAGTTGACTGGTAAGAGTTTGAATTTCTGATTGTAAATCTCTGACCTGTTGTTGAAATCCAGCAATCCTAACATTGTTTTGAGAAATCTCATGTGTGAGTTCAGTAATCCCCTTAGTTATTTTTTTAAAGTGACGCTCTCTATCTTCTTCTAATTGTATGGACTCTTCCAGTTTAAGAAAACCTTCTTGGAGTTCCCTTGCTCTATCTTGAGCGTCACTAATTTTATTTAGTCTGAATTCTTCTTCAATTGGTTGTGTGCAGGTAGGACAAACCGTATTCTGTGAGAAGAACTTATGCTCTTTAGTAATGGTCGATACCTTCTGAGAAATTTTTCCTTTTAGACTACCAAGTTTACGAAGTTGTCCTGTTGCAGACTCGTAACTAGCCAGCACTTTTTGAAGATCATCAATCTCTTCAACGATTTTAATATTATTAGAATCAGTTGTTGTAGAGTCTTCAATCAACTTATCAATTTTAATTTTATTCTCTTCAATCTTACCCTTGTGTCTGTTTTCAAGATCCTCAATAAATCCTTCCTGCATTGAGATCTTATCTTTAATATTTGATTTCTTTAATGTAAGATTTTTGATGATTTCCTTAGACTGTCGAATATCTTCTTTGAGAAGATTGTTCATAGCAGAGAAAATACGAATGTCTAACAGATCCTCAATCACCTCCCTACGATGAGCCTGAGACAATTGCATAAAGGGAATAAAATTACTACTACCCAGAATCACAATTTGAGTAAAAGACTTATAGTTAAGTTTAAGTATCTGATCCTCTACAATTTTTTGGTTTGTTCTATCATCAGCCTCTTTATTCTTCATCTCACCATCAACTAAGATGTCAAACACATTAGGTTTGATACCACGACGAACCAAATATTTCTTAGGTCCAACAGAAAACTCAACCTCAACTAGACACCCTTTCTCATTAGAACTGTTAACAAGTTGGGGTTTATTAATCTTACGATATGGTTTATTGAACAGAGCAAAGCACAATGCATCTAACATTGTAGACTTGCCAGCACCATTCGTTCCTACAACTAGAGTCGTGGGAGATTTATTCAGAATAATTTCAGTCCATTGATCACCAGTGGATAGGAAATTTTTCCATCTAATTTTTTCAAATGTTATCATCGTGTGAAGGAGGGATTACAATGTCTTCTGAGGTGATTACGGAATACTTATAATTATACAGCTCACACGCCTTTATGGCAAGGTCTTCTTCAATTTCTATAGTTGACATCTCCACACCATGATCTTCTTCTAGTAACTGAGCATAGCGTAGAGCATCATCTTTTTCCTCAAACATGAAAAGTACTTTGTTACCTCTCCTATCTTTTACAGCATATGCACCTTCTTCTTTCTTGTCTTTTTCAGTTAGCAGAAACATCACTCAACTTCACACGCTTTTGAATACAGGGAACCAAACAAAGATTTAATTCTAGACTTATCAATTTCTGTTTCAGCATCTTCAATGTACTTGCTAAGAATAGACATAGTATTTTCTTCCTCACTAATCTCAAGATCTTCACTAACCAACCAACCCTGATTATAGTCAAAGTTCTCAATAACTTTTAACTCTTCTACACCAACTGTGTAAAGTTTATCGATGAACTTCTCAAATTCTTTTGGTTTTGTTTTTTTACGAACAATAACTTTAACAATTTTACCAGAATATTCAGATGCATTAAACATTTGATGAGGTGTATCCTCATAGTAAATGTTATAGAACATATGATTTGGATTGTCAATACTCTTTAGATCGTATGTCTTAGTATCAAAGATATGGAAGCCTCTAGTATCGTTAACATCATTCCAATACATTTCGTATGGATTTCCGAGATAATAGATTTGTCCGTCGTTGCTGCGAGTATGATAATGTCCACTGAATACTTTATCAAATTTTCTAAGGTACTCTGCTTCATCTCCACGATCTTGTGTGAATCCACGATAAGCAGCGAATCCATTCAACTCAAGGTGACCAACAGCAACCTTTGCCTTACTCTTCTTAATAAGTTTCATAGTTTGCTCTTCATTCTCAGGATTAATCCAAGAGATAAAAGCAAATCTAGTTCCGCCAATCACATGCTCAGCGTAGTCAGTGATAGGGATGATATTATCATACTCTCGTAATAACAAATCGATAGTATTGATTGTGTTATTATTTTTGTAGTAGGTAGTATGATTACCCACGACAGTGTAGACAGTAATCCCCATATCACGGAGACGGTCAAAGTAATTCTCCTTAGCCCATTTGTAAGACCAGAAGTCAATGCTCCTCCTATTGTCGAAAGTATCTCCCATATCGATAAGAGTTGTGATACCTTCAGCAAGAAGCGTAGGAAAAAAAGTCCCATCGTAAAACTTCAAGAAGTAATCATGAAACAGTTTGCTACCTTTTCTGGCACCAAAATGTTGGTCAGTAATAATACCAATTTTCATTTCAAATGATGTGGTTTGTGTTCTCTATCCATAGGTAAGGATGAAATTACTGGAGATTTAGTTTTGTTCTTAATAACAATAAATTTATCTGCAGCAAATGTACCAGCTATCTCAATCGCAATTTCATCACCATCTTCCCATACTGGATCACCATTCTTTTTACGCATGTCCAAGGCACATGCTATTTCATCAATTAGATTTTGAGTCAGTTTCATTTACTTTACCTTGTTCTAGATCACGAAGTCTTTTACGCCAATACCCCCTATCAGAATTATCTCGACATGGGTCTGATTCTTTTACTTGCTTAGTAAGACGCTCTTTGTCGTTCATCTTGATGTTCTGTATTGAATGTTATCTTTGATCGTATTATAATCACTGGTAGATCCATTCGCTCCATCTTCAACAACCATCACTTGATCATATCCAGTTCTTTCAATGATCTTAGTTTTAATTTCTAGTTGTTTCTTTTCTTTTTGAATACGACGAAGGAATGCGTAGTAAATAATTTGAGTAAAGTAAGCAAACGGATTGTTTGATTTTTCAGGATCGAAGTTATGTATATACTGTACACAGTTCTCAATACCATCTCCAATCATGTCTTCCCTGAACATGTAGTTAACGAAGTTCGGCTTGTATGAGAGATGAGTTGCGATCTTTAAAAAACAATCTCCAAGATAGTTGCTGATTAAAGGTGGGGGATCTCCATTTTCCTTTGCACGCTGTGCTTTGATGCGGTAATCAATCATCGCATCCAACAACTCTTTGTTGTTTACATAGTGTTCGGACCTTTTTTTAGGCATATCGTGTTAAGTTCTTGTGTACATTATAGCACAGCTTGACAACTTAGCAAACTATGAGTAGAATAACTTTGTCGAAGTTCAGAAGCACTGTAGCTTAGCTTCTTTTTTATACATGAGTAGCAATCCCTGCTTTAGGATCACACTCTAATTCATATAGGTCTTCTAGGGTCTTGCGAGCAGACTTTACATTTCCTAAGTAACCCATTTTTTCTGAGGGTCGGACCTTCCCAGACGATCGCGTGTTGATCCCCATCCTATCTTCTGCTGCATCAAGAATATAATTTGTATAGTACTCAACCATTTCATGATCACATTCAACTTCAGTCATAGTAATAACTTGTGACTTATCTATGAAGTAAAATTGATCATTAGGTACATGCATCCAAGGTTCTACTCTTACAAAAGAACCTCTTGGTCCATGTATAGATTCAATACAAACTGGATCCTGTAGGATTAATGTATCATCTTCGGAAGATGTAATTGCAAAAAGTTCCTCTCCAGAAACTAATTTAATGCTTGCGTAGAAGTCATCGTTCATGTTTTTCCTCGTAGGTTAATAGTTACCATGTCATAGTTAAAATTTTCTTCCTTATAAATTTTTATCCTTTCAATTAAATGATTCAGAGTGTAATTTCTTTTTGATCGAAATGTGCAGTCATCGGCAATGTCATATAGGGTTGCGCTGAACTTGTTAGTACCTTTCCGAAGTACTCTACCAATTGATTGTAGATTTCGTATTCTTGACTTGGAAGGTGACGCAAAAATAACATTATGTAAGTTTTTAATGTTGATACCAGTAGAGAAGGTTCCGTAAGAAGCAACGATAATCGAGTTGGTTTCAGTTTCAATAATTGAACGGGCTAACTCTCTATCCTCAACATCCACTCCACCATGGATAAAGAAGACCTTACGGTCGGATCCAATATTTTTATTTATCATATCAAAAAGTATCTTCCCATGATCCTCAACTCTTGCAAAAAGAACCAAAGTATTTCCTTTTAGATCTATACTTAAATTTTTAATAAATTTATTTCTTTTCTCATGAGATATCAAATAGTCAATCTCTTCAAGGTAGGAATCAAATACTCTCTCATCATGTTTTAATAAAAGAATCTTGGCATTTAATTTTGCAAGATAACCTTTATTCATTAATTCTTCTGTACGGACTAACTTATAAGATGGTCCAAACAAACCTTCTAATACCCACTTATGAGTCTGAGTCCCATCAAGAGTTCCAGTAAAACCAAAACGATATTTTGCTTGATGTAATTTGGTCATAATTTGTGTGAGAGACTTTGCTTTGAATAAGTGTGCCTCGTCACCAATCACAACATTAAATCTTTCAAAATAACTCTTCTCCAACTTATAGATAGATTGCCAGGTAGTAATCACCACAGGTGCCTTTGCCTCGCGTTCTTTACCAGCATAAATTTTGTGACAGTATGAAGAGGCATCCCATCCATAATCCTCAAAGTCCTTATGCATCTGCTCTACCAGAGATGTCGTTGGGACAACTAAAAGAATATTTTGCTTGCGCTCTGCGTAGTAGCGTACTATTGAGTAAATCATCAAAGATTTGCCAGAGGCAGTGGGGCTTATCACTAACCTTCTATTGTGTTTTAGAGCATCGAATACTCCCTCAATTTGATAGCTACGAGGTTGACGATTGCAAATAGATGACATATAATCTTTAACTCCCTCACGAGAAATAAATTCATTCTCTTCATAAGGAGTTCCAAAGTATTTGTTGTTTACAAATTCATACTCATAACCATGTCTTTTGCAGAAAGAAATTAATTTATCAAGAAGTCCAACATATAATTCTCTAGTGTGTGTAGAGAACAAACGAATTTTTCCATCCCAGTATCTTCTACGATACTGATTCATGTACTTCGCACCTTCAATGTCAAAAGAAAAATGTTCAGATAATTCTTGATACACATGAGGTTCTGATTCCAACTTTAAGAAGACTTCGTTCTTTTTGGATACTACAATTTTGGTCATCGTTACCCCGCACGGAAATTGTGCCAATCAATAATATTTTTAATCAGATATCCCCTATTACTTACCTGTTTGATAATATCCTCCAGGTATGTCAACATGACATCATAATATTTAATTTTTAGAGTAGCGGTTTGAACTTTCTCATCAGCTAGCATATATCTCTGGACAGCATCTTTCTCCCTAACTTTATATGGAAATGGATCATCCACATAAACTTTAGGATCTGCTTTACCAGTGTAATATAAATGACGCTCTAACTTAATTCTATTTTCTACTGATGTTGCTCTCTCCCTCAGTAGTTTGATATTGTTGTAGATGTCAAAATATTTTGCATGAAGAGATGGAATCTTCGCTGCTTCGTCATGTAAATTGTCTTGATCAATCTGTGAGTCTTTCTCCCACATACTTTGTATAGTTTCAAGATCCATAAATTAAGTCGCAACTTCAATCGTATAGAACAGATACTTAAATGTCACTGTTGCTGTAAAGTATGTATAATCGGTTTCAGTGGCAGTAAATTCCAAAGAACTCAGTGATACAGGGAATAAATCTTTAAATTTTACACGAGCACTTACATTAAAATTGCTATTTAAAATGGCAAGTGTTCCATCACAAAATTGTTCTTTAAGATCTTTTGATCCATCCTTAGCAATAATGAGTTGCTTGAATTCATCAACACTCTCAGGATAACCAAGGCCATAGATCCAATTGTGAATCTCTAGATAATTCTCTAAGTTTTCGTCTACGATAAACTGAAGTGTCAGATCTTCAAACTGGATGTTGTCTCCAGGAAGATCAATCGCTTTTAAGTAATTACCAACTTTGATATTCCCTAATTGGATACCAGGAATCTTTGCACTGTTGGAGAAAAAGTCTACCTTAGGTGTCTTTACGATATTAAATTTGAATCCAACAGGCGACAAGTAATTCTTGTTCGCAATCTGCTTTCCAAGAAAAGACATTTTTATTTTTATTTATCACAAAAAAAGAGACCCTTGCGGGTCTCCTACTATTCACTTCCTTCACACGGAAACTATATTATATCACGAATGGAGGATCTTGTACACTAATGAATGTCGGTCAAATCATCCGACTCCTCTATTATATCACATAAGCACCTCTTTGCAAATCCGTTTGCATTCAGGGGCACTTAGTGAATCACATTCAATCAAACATTCGTAGTAGTCGTTTTCTTTTTGCTGTAGTTCTAATTGGAGATCATCTACTGTATCTTCAAAGTGTCGCCACTCATTTAGTTGAGCGCGAGATAGTAGGTTGTGCATTTCGTTCACCATTTCTTTTTTAAGGAAAATAATAAAGAAAAATTTTAATGCATAAGATTCTTTTAATTCTGTATTATATAGGTTAGTTTGTGTTAGTTCACTAACATTTGTTTCATCGTTACACAACTTTTACATAAAGACAAAAAAAGAGACCCTTGCGGGTCTCTGTGTTAAGTATATGAGATATAAATCACATGAGGTTCTTAACAACAGTACGCTGATAGTAGCGGTTGCTGTTAGAGGTGATACGACCAAGACCCTGAGCGGTGCCTTCAGCATAAGGGTTGGAGACAAGACCGTAGCGGGTCTTGAAGCCAATTTTGGGCTGGAAGGTGTTCTCACCAACGGCGCGAACCATCTGGAGGGGAACATAAGGGCAATAGAAGAGACCAGCGTCATAGGGGCTAGTACCCTTGTAACCAACAACATAGTACTGGTTAGCAGCAGAGTTAGCAGCGAAAGGATCGATGTAGACTCTGTACTTACCGTTGATAGTACCAGCGAAGGTGTTGCCAGTGTCGTCAACCTGAAGGTTGGCGTTCAGTGCAGGGGTGTAATCAAGTACACCAGCCATGGTCAGAGCGGAAGCAACATCAGCAGATGTCATGATGATGTTACCCTTCCCTCTACGAGTTCTTTGGGCGATTCTGTTAGCATCTCTTTCGATGTTAAACAGAAGACCTTTGAACTTCTCAACTGACCAGCGACCGTTGGAGTCAACATCCAGGTCGAAGAAACCAGCGTTGGCAACATTTGCCTGTGAACCAGCTTCAGCAGTCTTATAGATGGTACGAATAACTTCGCGGTTGATTTCAGCAAGGATTTCGCTAGACAGAATGTTAGCGAGTTCTGCTTCGGCGTTGAGGCCGTGGATGGCGCGAAGGTCTTGTGCCAGTTCCATGCTGTACTCTGCTTTCAGAGCACGGGACTTAGCAGTAACGGTGACCTTCTCAATCGAGAATGCCATCTCGTTGAAATCACCATTGGTGCCGTCGCCAAGAGCTTCGGAATCACCAGTCGCCATACCTTGACCCAGTGAATACTGAGCTTGGACAGCATCGGAGGCAGCGCCTTCCAGGATTGCGGGGTTAGTACCACGCTGAGTGCCAGTAGAACCGAAACCAACAGTACCGTCGTCATCAACAGCAGCGGTGTAATCACCCTGAGTTGCCTGACCAATGTTGGTGCCAGCCTTATTGGCAGAGAATGCGGAATCGGGCTCGTCGAAGAATGCCTCGGTTCCACTCTGGTTGGTGTAGCGGGAGCGCATTGCGAAGATCAGTCCAGTAGGACCGTTCATCGGTTGAACGCCAGCCAGTTCATAAGCAACCAGGTTAGGCATGGAGCGTCTGATCAGCGAGATCAGAACGGGGTCGAAACCAGCGGTAGGACCAGCGGCAGCAGAACCACCAGCAAATGCACCAGAAGCGCCTACAGCGTTACCACTGTTAGTAGGAGCAGCTTCGTTAAGCATGCCGTTGCCAGTTTCAAAAGCAGATTGCTCTCTGAGGAAACGCTCTTGGTTCTCAAGAAGAACTGCGGTTGTAGCACGGCGATGCGAGTCCTTAATAGGATCTACGCCTTCGGCGTCGAGAAGCGGACTCCACTTCTCAATTAATGATTCTTGATTGTACATTAGAATTAGTGTTTAAATTTGCGGACTTGTTTACTTCATCCCAAGGGCTTTCAAATACTGGGACATAGAAGCAGATGCTTCGACTCCAGTCTCTGAGGTTACGCCCTCAGATAGTGTTTCCACTTTGTTAGAAACTGACTTTTGCTCACTGGGGAAATAAGATTCCTTCAGTGTTTCCAGCTTCCCACGATATGATTCTTCACCCTCAAACTCAACACCTTCAGACAATGCGTACAGTTTCTCTCTTTGTGTTACAGCCAGACCCTCGGTTACTTCACGGAAAATTCCATCAGCTGTAGTTTCGCCAAGGCGCTTGTTAAGAGAAATGTTAGAAGCAATCTGTTCGTTAAGTCTGCCTTCCATTTCATCAAGTTTGGAGACCATAGTCTCAAGTACATCATACTTATCGTCAGGGATTGATACATAATGATCTTCAAATAGACTCTTCATTCCTTGCAGGAATGATTCAGTCATTTCGGTCTTAAGACCGTGCTCTACTTCGATCTTGTTCTCATTGACCCACTCTTCGGAAACATACTCAAGGTATGCATCGACGCGCTCAACGAGTTCCGACTTAACGGATTCAAGATGCTCGGTTAAAGTTGCCTCATATTCAGCAGCCATTGCCTCTTGAACTTCGGTTACCTTAGAGGTTACAGCAGCTTCAAAGATTGTACGGGCTTTTGATTGAAACTCTTCGGAGAGTTCTTCACCACCGAAAAGGGCAGCAAGATCTTCTTCGATATCGACAGAAGGAGTTTCCTCCTCTTGTGTGGACTCATCTTCAGCTACAACCTCTTGACCTTCTTCTGCTTCAGCGGTATCGCCAGCAGAAAGAGATTGCATAGGTTCAGCAGCTTTAGCGCCACGATTGACGACATCTCTTACAGTTTTGACTTTGGGTTCTGCGAGTTTCGCGGAATCATCGTCGGGCTTATAGTTATCGGGGGTAGGACCACCCAAATCTTCTACAGCAGCCAGACCAGTTCCAGGATCAGCAAGTTGAGGCATAGCCTCAGCAGCTTTCGCACCCCTTGTTACAGGATTTTCCATTTCTTGTAATTCCTTAGCGGACATTGGTGAACTCTCCGATTAGATCGTTTATTCTAGATATAATCTATATTTATTTATAATTTAAAGACTTGACAAGAACTTATTGAACAGTGCCAACTTGTTTTCTTGAAGTGCTCTTTGATCTACAAGGGTATTAACTTGCTTGTAGGTCTTTTCTACGAGTCGTTCGCGAACGACTGTACCATCCATTACCCAATCTTTTCCTTCCATAATTCCTGAGACAAAAGCATCAGGTGCAGATGGATCTGCTACAATATCAGCAGCAGTTGCAAGCATAAAATCGGTAGAAACGATCTTAATACCGTCCTCGTTAACCGCTAAGGTTCCGAGACCACGGGAAGAAACACCCAACTTAACTCCTTCATCAATAAGATTCTGAGCAATCTTGCCCATAGGAGTGTTGAGGAGTTTTGCCTTTCCAATATAATTAGTTCCCTCTTCTCTGAGAGAAGTAATTTTATGTGAGACACGATCCAGGTTCAAAGTCGGTCCTTCGGGATGACCCAGTTCACCGAGAGCTCTGCCTTTCAGGACAAAACTTTCGTTGTAACGGCCTACCTCTCTACGAAGGGTATCCATAGGATACATCCGACCATTGCGGTTCTTGATGTCTCCCTGAAGGAATACTCCTTCGATATACATGGACTTCTTACCGTTTCGTTCTTCAACGATAAGTTCGACCTGTTCGATTTCTTCCGTGATAAGTTTCATTGTTTTTACGCGGTAAATCCTACTTTTGCACCTTTGACGCCAGCATTTGCAGCAAACACGCACTGGTTAGGGTTTTTCTCAAGATACTCTACAGATCCTGCAGGCATGGTAAACGAACCTACAGTATCTCCACTTCTCGTTTCTACAACAGTAACAAGATGAGCAGAAGTATGAGTATTAACTAAACGAACAACTGTCGCTTGAGTAAAACTAACAGCAGCACCAGTTGTTGTGGGCAGAGCTGCCTCTGCACCTTTACATAAAGTTCTTGCCATTATTCTTGATCCTCAGTTTCTTGAGTTGGTTCTCCGAACAGAGATGCTGCAGCTGGTTGACGCATGGTGTCAACTTTACCTGCGGCCTTCTGATATAAAAGGTCTTTGATTTGATCACTGATATCCACAGCTGACGAATCCGTCGCAATCATGTTAATTAATTCTTCCATTGATATAAATCAGAGATATAAACTTATTTATTAGATCTCCCCTTCTGATGCTTTTGGCAACTGAGGTTGCGGAGCTTGACCTGGCAGTGCATTGGGGTCTTCTTGTCCCTGCATCATTGGATCTTCAGCTCCCATAGCTTCCATTTCAAGCATCTGCTGGTTAGGATCTGGGAGAACACCACTAGCAATTTCTTCTTCAATCTGAGAGTCAATCTCAACGATTTCTTGATCACGCTGACGCAGAACTTGACGGCGAATATATTCCGTAGAATAATAGCGACCAGCATAAGGTTCAATCATTGCAAGAAGACCAAGGCGACCTTCAAGCAATTCTTTATCTTTCAGTTCTGCAAAGTGATTATCATATAAGAAGTCAAACTGAATATGCTCAGACATCACTTCCCAATCTTGGGGAGTAACAACATTTTTCAAAAGCAATTGCGTCTTCAGCATGTCAAGGAACATTGCACTGAAACGCTTACGCAAACGACCAACAAACTTGGAGAACTTAAGTTCGTCTCTCAAGATTTCACTAGAGCGACCAAGGTTAAAACCATCTCCAGAACCAGCGATTCTAGACTCAGGTACACCTAAAGATCTGTAGAGTTTAGATTGGAAGTATTCAATATCAGCAAGTTCACCAAGATTCTGTCCACCAGGTAGTGTAGTAATTTCTGTACCACGACCACCTTCACGACGAGGAAGCCAGAAGTCTTCTAGCATACTCATCATCTTTTTGTCGTCACGAATCTCACCGCTGTTGGAATCATACACCAACTTATTACGGTAGCGCATCATGACTTCACGAAGGTATTGCTCTGCTTTTACCTTAGGAAGATTACCAACATCAATGTAGAAAATACGACGCTCTGGTGCGCGTGACAATCTGTAGATAACTAGAGAGTCTTCAATCATACGAAGTTGATTGAGTGACTTGATTGCCTTATGAAGATATGAAAGTCCTGCACCCTTATTTCTATCTACAAGACCAGAGGTGCAATATGTGATTGCATCTTTTGCAATCTTGATTCCCTTCATAGCAGTGCTACCACCAGGAGCAGCAATGTTTGTTGGGTATTGTGGTTTCGGAGTGTACATAAAGTACTCTTCGATTTCTGGGAAGTAAACTTTCTGCTCTTCCCTTACACCACCACTATTAAAGATATCGTTTCTATCATCCTTTTTCTTCTCTTTACGCACATAGCGCATTTTGAGAGGATCGATATACCTTAGTTCTTGTAATCCTTCTTGTGGATTCTGGATGTCAATTACTTTGTTGTAGTATAGTCTACCATCAACATACCAGTTCCTAAAAATTTCATGGGATTTGATATCAAAATCAAGAAGATCTTTGATATGCTTAAATTCTTTGCGGATAATATTTTTAATACCATCGCTAGAGTTTAGATTCTCCAGATCAATTTCTACAGGGGAATCATTCTGATCAGAAACAATTGCCTCATTAACAACATCTTCAATAGCATTGTCCACCTCTGGGTGGAGTGCCATCTCCCTATATCTTCTAATAAGTTCATGTTCTGATTTGTAGATCCCTTCAATATCTACAACTTGACTAGAAAAACCCCCTTGGATATAGTAATCAGCCCCGCCCTCACCAGTAGTGGGGATGGGACTGACTACACCCTTAGGAGTCTTTTCGTTATCATCAATAGAAAATCCGAAGAGTTTCGACATTTCAAATATAGAGTCTTTGTATTCAAAGACTATTTATCAAGCGACATCTCCACCATTTCCAGCAGCTTCCCACCATTGTACTTGGAGGCTTACTGTAAACTCCTCGGTTTGATCTGCAGAATCATACGACAGATCAAGTTGAGAAATATTTGTTGGGAACACACTATAGAATTTATATGTTCTAAGAACAGGCAGATTCTGATCAGATTCCTGAGAACCAGGTGCTACTGCAGATCTACCAAGTTGATAGACATATGCGTCTCTAGTATAATCCTCTGGGTTAGTAGTACCAGAGTTGTCGGATACTTTCGACATAGAGTTCATCCATCTCTCAAAAGAGGAACGGATAGCAAAGTCGGTATCATTAATAACAGTGATAGTCCATTCATCGAATGTTCTGTCACCAGCAATTTTTAAGGTGCGCCCTCTGAAAGGAACGCTAATGGGAGCAATGTTTGATGCAGGAAGTGCTGCTGCCTTTACAAGAAATCTTGCTTTAGCATCAAGATCACTTACAGAATCATCTACTACTCCATCTGGGAAAGCAAGAACAACCTCAAAGAGATTGGGTCTTGCAATACCGCCAGACAGTCTCGACTTAAACTTGTCAATAGTCCTGTCGGCGGTCTTTGGCGGATTTTGTGAATTGATAGCCATTAGTTGGGTTCTCCTTTGAGTTTATTATTAAGGCGATCAAACTCGACCAATAACTTCTTCAAAACTAACGCCCGTGCGAGTAGCAACGAATGTTAGACCGATGAAGTTAATCGACCTAGCAGGTTTGATAAAGATGTCAGCAACGAATTCGTTGTTGTCGATTACCGCTGCAGTGTTGTTTGTTTCGTCACAAACTGCAACGAAATCGGTAATACCTCTCTTAGATTGTACATCTCTGAGGAAAGGTTCTACAATGTTCAAGAAGTTAAGTCTCGTAATTTCATCATTAAACTCAAAGAGTTGGTCTCTTGCCGCTGCAGAAATTGCTTTTTCAAGGAAGATGAAGAGACGGCGAACATTGATTCTGTCGAAAGCGGAAGACTTGCCAAGACCAGTCTTATCACCAAACAGAATAATACCAGCACCAGGCGAGAAGATTACTGGGTTGACTCTTGAAGAGTACAACTTGTCTCTCTCTGCCTGTGAAGGATTATATGCAAGTTTTACAGCATTGAGGATTGCGCCTCTTGTCGTACCACCTGGTGAGAACCAAGGGAAGTTGTTGATGTCATTTCTAGCACAAACGCCAGCAATGTCACCATTCAGAGGTACATAGCGGAACGCTTTACTGAAGCGATCATACATGTACTTGTAACCACTATCAAGGATAGCGTAAGAAGATGATGTGATAGAAGAGTAGAATGCAGTTACCGCTGAAGTAATTGTATCGGACTTAAGAGTAAGATCCTCTCCATCACCAGATGTAGCAAGGAAAGCACCTCTAAACGGCGAGATACATGCTACGCAGTCCTTTCTAAGTTCTGCGACTGAAATAAGTTTGTTTGCAAGTGCTTGCGAGGCTTCTCTGCCATGAGCAGCAGAACCCATCATCAAGAAGTCTAGTTCGTATGCATCTTTATTAGCAAGGAGATCGTAACCAGTAGAAAGATCACCAACGGTTACCTTCAAAGCATCAGTAGCACTGATTGAGGTCTTACCGCCATAATCCAATCCACCCGCAAATGATGCTTGATAGTTACCAATAGCAGCGAAGGAGACATTCTCGGTGTCTTGATCCCATGCAACATCGGTCTTAGGATCAAAGTTTGCATCAAGATCTGTCGTAACTACACCAGAAGGAGCTCCACCACCAAATGCATATTGGCTAGCGATTTCAAGAAGTTTTCTCCAATAAGAAGGTGAACCAGCAGAGTAAACCGAATCTTTACCTTTAGAAGCAGAAATATACTTTTCAAGGAGTGTTCCAGCATTGCCAGTAATCTTACCAGCGTCATCAATTAGAGCTACATGAACCTCATCATTTTTAGCACTTCTTGCTGCAGCAAACGAGGAAGTTCCAGGTCTATCTGCGAGAGAGTTCCAAGCAATAGTGTTGCCGTTGCTAAGAGTGATTGATTGATTATCAAACCAATCCTTTGCTCCACTGTAATCTACATTACCGTCATATGCTGCAGCAGCAACATAGCGAGCATCACCAGCAGTGACACCAGCACCAGTTAGAGCGGTAAGGAAGTCTGCATTGGCGAAACTAGATCCGTAAGAAACGGTGCTAGCAGTCCATCCAAGTTGACCAGATCCGACAGCAGATTGAACATGCAAAGAGAATGAACCAGAATTCTGGAATTCATAAACTCCACCTGGTGTGTAGTCAACTGCAGTTTCTGTACCAGCAGCACTGACATGAGATACTACTTTAACTGATACCTCGCCAGATCCAACTTCAGTAATGACACCCTTAAGGTATCCGTCAAGAAGTGAAGTTGCACCTACTCCAGCAACAACTGTTCCAGAAGGAACTGCTTGAGTAATGCCAAGACCTACAGTGAGGTCAATTGGTGAAATACCGTCTTCATAACCAGCAACAGCAGCAAGGCCGCCATTGGCAGTAGAAGAGAATCCAAGGATAGCGGTTGTATCAAGACCCGTAAGGGTTTGATCCGCTAGACCATCTAAAAGGGCAACTTTAATTCCGTTTGCCCAAGATCCAGGGTTTCTAGCAGCAACAACTACACTGGAAATGTTATTCTCAGAATAACCTTTATCAATATAATCATCTACGCTTTTGATGATAACGCTACTTGCACTTCCAACGAAAGCGTTCTTAAACTGACTGTCAGCAGATCTGACAACTCTAAGAACACCACCGTATGAAAGATACGAAGATGCTGTAAGCCAGTATTCGTAATGATTACTGTCTCTGTATGGTGAACCAAAGGTCTCCAGGAGATCCGCTTCGGTTTCAATAAGTGTGGGTTTCTCGACTGGTCCTTTTGCAAAGGGAGCTACGAGACCTGCAGCTTTGGTAGAAGTAGGATCTACTCTACCTTGGGTCAGGTCAACTTCCCTTACGACAATTCCAGGAGATGCTAGGTTGAGCGGCATCTTTAACTCCCAATAGAATCCAAATTTGTCTACTAATATTTAGAGTTTAGACCTTTTTGAGTGGGGAAACTGGTCATGAACACTACCAATCTGGATACAACCAATCCCTTCTTTTTTCTTTATTTCTCCTATATTCTACTACTCTTTCTTTAGTACACATCTTACATTCATACGAATATGCTGATGGGGTATCTCCTCTATCTTTATGAGTTCTATAAAAATCACTCATGAGATTTTTTGTTTTTCCACATGCTCTACATTTTCTTTCCGTCAGAAACAAGTGACCATATTCAAACTCATCCCCCAGATCCATTAATTATATTCCCACATGTATGACATATCACCATATGTTGCCGTAGCCTCCTTATCTACAGTCCATCTATCACCACCTTCCATAAACGACTCATCATCTAGACCATCACTAATAAATCCAAATGGTGCCATGTCTTGTTCAATTTGTTCTTTCTGATCCTCATAGATTCTTTTACGGACATCATTGTCCGTCATTTCTCTAAAGTAATCTTGAGCAACTAACCATGCAAAGATAACCAAACACATTGCAAGGTCATCGTGACAACCATCTTCTGCCTCCCACGATTGTTTCTTCTGAATGAATGTTGTCAGTTCAGCAATGATATCATAGTCGCTAGTTACTAACTTATCTTCCTCCACTAATGCTTTTAAGTTTGAGCATCCAGTTTTCTTAACAGCAGCAGTCATCCTGACCCCTAACTGAGTTTTTTTGCCACTGAAACCTGTGCCTACTTGCTGACCAGCTCTACCTCTCATAGAACACATCAGCATATTCTCATATTCTAAATCGTATTGTAAAATTGTCGCAACCTGTTCTCCAATGTCATTAACTTCTACTAATACATAAGCATTATTATATGCCTTCGCCATATCCAAAATAATATTTGGAAACAGCATAGGTTTAATTTCATTATTTTTATATCTTGCTGCCGTCTTATACGGAAACTCTGAGATATCAAAAACAACAAAGGCAGAATAGTCATGATCAATGCCACGCGCAGTGTCAACAGTTACAATGTAATCACGATCCTTCTGTGGTTTTTCATATACCACGAGGCCCTTTCCATTATTCTGTATTGGATCATCAAAAACAAGGTTTCTTAATTTAGCAACACTAATCAAAGTGTCAACAGATCCAAGGAATTCGCACTCAAACTCAACTTTGAACTGCTGCTCTGAGGTGTTAGCAATGGTCTGTGCTTTCCATTTAGAATCCCTACCAGGGACTTCAGACCAGTGAACTTCTGTGGCTGTATATTCGTTCTTCCCTCTTTGTGCGTCGTGCCAATATCTGTAGAAATGGTTCATGCCGTGAGGCGTTGAAACCATAATTACCTTTGTGCTTTTACCAGAAGTAATAGTAGGATAAACAGAGGCAAAGAACGACTCTGCAATATGGTTTGGAACGAACGCAAACTCATCGAGGAAGATGATGTTAAACGACATACCTCGGACAGCACTTGCAGATGTAGATGCTGCCAATATTTTACTGCCATTTTCTAACTCCATAGAACCTTTGTTCCAGGATAGAATACCCTGTTGCATCCATTTAGGCAAGTTCTCATATGCAGTTTGTAACCTACTGAGAAGTTCCCTTGCCGTCGCTGCTTTGTTTGCTAGGATACCAACATTGACGCTATCGTTAAAGACAATATAATGTAGGAGATAAGACACGCATGTAGTAGACTTACCTGTCTGCCTAGGCATTTTACAGATATTAAATCGTTTCTCGTGAAAATTTCTGATTAATTTCTCTTGGAAATCCCACATCTTGAATGGTACAAGACCCTCGTCAAGAGAAACAATCTTTACATAATTTTTAGCAAAATATACAGGATCATTTTTGCACTTCAAATACTCCTGAACATTCTCTGGTGAGAATTCAATCGGGGTATTTGCTTTTTTTAGATTAGGATTACCTAAGTATATTTCGTTACTACTCATATCAATCTACCAATGTTCCATGTGCTCTTCTGATTTCTCGTAGTGCTTCAAGATTCATATCCTTGGTGCCACCATCATATGCGTGAGCATATCCTTGCTCAATCATTTGTTCGTTGAGTGACACTGACTCGTCCCCAATGTATAACCAACCAAGAAGACGGCCATATTTGCCGACGCCACCAACAAGTTCAGTCCTAATAGACAACTCATCATCACCAGCCAAAGTACCTTCCAGTTTTGCTTTGAGCCATTCGGTTGCGTCGATTCCAAGTTCTTTCTCCTCTAAGTTCCTCGTCCTCTTCTCTGGCGTATCAACGCCTGCAATTCTAACTCTTTCTTTCTTGTATAAATCAAACCCGAGGTCAATAGTGACATCGATAGTATCACCATCAAGGACACGATTGATCTCCGTCACTCGGAAGTTGTAGCAGCTCTTTCTGCTCGGCGGTGTCATTGCTCCCATCTTCTAACTCTGCAAATGCTTCTCTTAATATGTAGACAACGAATACCATTGCTAACGCTACAGCTAGAATTACCATAATGATTACTGACCATACTGGGTCAGTAACACTATCAAGAGGACGCAATACTAAATTCACTTTTTAAAGGGTTCCCAATGTTGCCATCCATAATTATGTACTGCCCACATACCAAGAATGGGAACGAAGACTAGGCACCAGGCCATTAGTCCACATCCCCATGGGTTGTTTAATACAGTTCCGCAAAATCTTGCAAATTGTAATAGCATTTTACGAGTCGAAATATTTTTGAAGGACTTCAATACGCTCTTCTTCATGAGCAATTAGATCAACCTGATCTTGAATTGCAGCAAGAACATCTGGATGCTCACCAATGCCTACAGGATTTTTGAGGTAGATCTCAATATTGAGTCTTGCCTTCTCAATGTTACCAGTGGCATTTGCTTTAAGAGCTCTTAAAATTTCATTTCTCATCTTTTAGATAGTCCCAGTTTTCCCATGGATCTTTATTATGTAGACATGATTTTGGGTGTTTCCAATGACCCCATTTATCGGATTTTAAACTTTCTAATTTTGTTTCTAATTTCCAAATCTCAAGTTTTAACATAAAATTTTCTTCTCGCAATTTGCGATTTTCTTTTTTAAGGCTCATTTTGTTTTACATTACAAGTTAACTCACATATGGAACCATTGTATTCGGAGTCTGGTATGAAAGGTATGCTCCCACAAACAGCACTCCTAATCCATCTTGTCTTTTTGATTTTTTTATTTTCCCCAGACATCCCATCTGTCCTTAAAGTAGAAGTTGACTTCTGTTAGTGTCCCTGATGGAGTATCCTCCTCAGATTCGGCCCATCTCTTACAAAATTTATGTACAGATTCTGAACCATTGACAGTTGGAACACCGTACATTCTTGCAAATGCACACATCGCAAATCCATATCTATGCTTGATTTCTTCTTGATCCATTTGTGGTTTCCCTCCTTTCGCAGGTGGTCTTTTCAAATAGGACAGGATGTGCTGTCCCATTACCATCATAGGCATCCGATTCATAATAGACATTATCGCCTTTGATGAAACCAAAACAAAGGGTGATCAATACAAATGGAATAGTGATCCAAATAAGTACATCAGCTAAAATCATTTAACATTACCTGGGGATAAACTCTGGAAAATTTTAGAGCAAACATTGATAGCATGATTTGCTCCATATGTACCAGAGAAAATGTATGAGATACCTAACTTGGAGCAATACTTCTCAAGTTCCTGACATTTTTCTATGTCACTGGTACTATGATCAATAATGATATCACCCTCCTGAAGTAAAGGTAGCAACTCATCAAGTGTGTCTTCTGCCTTTTGCTCTGGGAGTGTAATTTGAAAGATGCCAGGAATTTTACCAGCACTAGTATGAACAAGTCCATCAGATTTAACTGCTTGAACAAGATACTCTAGTGAAGTTACACATCCACTGATGTATCCTGCCTCATATTGTCCGCAGGCATTCTCGTAGTTAGTACTACTGTAACCCCAGACTTCAATTCCCTTTGCAAGCATACGGCGGGCCATACCTTCACCAGTACGACCTAAACCAATCATTCCTACTTTCATAACATTATAGTGTAATTTTTAACCATGGTAAGAGTGGATCAATCACTCCTATGAGCCTGAGGAGACCCTCAGCAAAAAGAGCGAGAACAACCCAACCCACGCACATAGAAATAATTCCAGCATTGCGGTTGTGCTTACGAATTGCGTCATCGATCATCTCCTGACATTTTTCTTCTGTCAGATAGTGACTAGGTTTAATTTCAGTCATTCTATGTGACACTGGTCATTTTCATAGCATTCCTATTCTAGTAGAGTTCTTCTTCTGCCTCCGCTTTGATTACACAATCAGAGGTAGGATATGAAACACATAATAGTGCAAACCCTGCTGCCATCTGATCGTCGTCTAAAAATGATTGTTCTTCTTGATTGACGGTTCCAGACTCAAGTTTACCAGCACATGAGGAGCATGCACCAGCGCGACAAGAGTATGGTAAATCAATACCCTGATCCTCAGCCTCATCAAGAATATAAACATCATCTGGGCAATCGAAAGAGGTTTCGGTGCCGTCTGCTTTCTTGATTAAAATTGAATACATTTTATTAGTCTACATGAATTGTGCCAACCATACCTGCTCCCTGATGAGGACCACAGAAAAAATCGTAGTCTCCAGCATCGGCAAATTTGATATCTTGTAATTCACCAGGACTAAACATTAAAGATTCTCTGGAAAGGTCTGCTCGACCCTCAACAATAATATTGTGTGGTGGGAGCATACCATTTACGAAGTGGATGGTTTCTCCTGCTTTAATTGTAATTTCGTTTGGTTCAAATACTAGGTTTCCATTGGATCCCATAGTCACATCTACTGCCCATACAGGCGCAGCAAAAAAGAGTGTAGCTAGTAGTGCAAAAAATAACTTCATTGAGTGTTTGCAACTATACTATCTAGCACTCTTTTTATACTTTCACTAGGAAAATATCAGCGTTTCAGAACTCAAATCCCATATCATTTCCTAAGTCTCTCATTCTCTCCATTGACTCTTTTTTCTCCTTCATTACTCCGTCAATGTATCCCATCCTATACTCCCAAGTCTGACCTCCGTCTTGTCCCTTCTTGGGATTAATACATTTCTCATCACCTAGTTTATTACAAACAAGACCAGCAAGGTCAAGCTCACTAGTATTAGATGAACCGCCAGTGCCACGCCAGATATGAGTCCCATTGATCCAGGTTGCTCCACACTTTTCACACTCTTTACGCTCTAATTTAAAATCTGAAAATTCTTTGTCAGACATCATTACTCCTATAGGTTATCCTACAGATACATTATAGGTCTATTTAGAGGTATCTGTCTACACATCCACAGTCTTAGGTGGTTTGTAATCTCCACGAGGCGCTGTCGGCATATTATATTTCCTATAATTCATATCTATAGGAGCAAATTTCAAATGATATTTCTTTTTTTCTTTCTTAGCCTCTAGGCAAAAATCTTTAAAAGTTTTCATCAGCATTTCCACTTGCGTAAAGCCTTATTGATCCTGCTATCAGGATCATTAGCTGTCTTGGAACTTGTAAGTTTTTTCTTCATTCCGCCCATTCTGGCACAGAATGATTTCTTTCTAGAACCACCTTCAGGTTGAGGTGCCTTTAAGTCGCTACCAGGATTCGCCCGCTCATAAGACTTACGACCTTTCTCGTTAAGTCCACCTTCTTTGTTCTTACCAGAACTGCGTTGCCATGCAGCAGACTTCTCTTCAATAGTCTCACCTTCAGGATCAAAAGATTGATTGAGCTGCTTCATCATGGAATCCATCCTCATCTTTCTATCACCAAGTTTTCCAGCAAGTCCTTTATTACCAGTGGGACCTTTAACCTGTTTCCTAGCAAGTGGATTTTTAATATCTAGATTGGGGTGACCAATATATCCGTCCCCAGGTTTGCCACCAACAAATTCATTAACAATGCCCTCTTCTACTTTCTGAGAGACATTCTTAATAGCAAATGAATCCCAATAATCGGGACCATAAGAACATTCTTCCCTAACTTCCATCTTCTCACACTTAGGACAGTACCTCATGTCTGTCTCTTCAGTAATTTTTGCGACAGAATCGTCTACCCCAGGTGCATCACAATCGCCTGTAGTTAGAGGTTTCTTTTTTTTCGCCTCTGTTAAAAAAGCAGAGATTTCAGAATATTTGATAGACATGCTTATAGTAAGCAACTTCCTGCCTACTATTTAGTAATACTCCCTCTACATCTTAAATTTTTCGTCCGATTCCGAAGTAGTAATTTTGATTGGTCCCTGCTCAAAACGAATGGTCTGTGATGGCGCAGTTTGTGCTGCCTTCTCGATCAGTCTTTCCATCTGTTCTTTGGTGATACCACCACCATTACCTCCACCTTCTCCTTTACCCTTTGCTGCCTGGACACCAAAAGTAGCTAAAACCCCAGTAAAAACACTGGCTATGAAAGTCGGATCTAGTTTTTGTTCTGGAATACCGAGTGCTGGTGGAAGTTTGATATACGCCAGCGTGAGTATTCCCCCAGACCAGACAAGAATACCAAGGCGGACAAAAGTAGAGAGAATTGCAAGCTGTTCTTCCTTGTCATCTGCTGCTTCCTTGATTTTACCCAGAAGACTTTTCTTTTTAGGTTCTTCCTTCTTGACTTCTTCTGGCATATTTAATTAATGAGGCATTTTTATTTATCGATAGGATCGTTTTCGGAGAAGTTATATTCCATCAACATAGCAAAATACTTCTCTTTCATCGCTATTAAAAATTCCTGCTCCTCTGCTGGTCTTGCAGGAGAACCTGGCCACATCTGTAAAGAATATACTAGATGAGAATACATTGCTCTTACTTCATCTATCCCCATATTTACACTACAATACCACTCATCTGGGTCTAAGCCATTCATGACTTTTTATTCATTTCTTTCAACATCTTTTGTAACTCTGCAGTGCTACCAACAAACATAGCATTGTTTGTCACACTAGTTGGACCTTTAACTTCTTCATTTACTTCCTTCTTGTCTTTTTGGAGTTTCATTAATTTGTCTGTGTTGTCAGCGACATTCTTTAGTAATTGACCAGCAACTTCATATGCCCTAGGAGATGATGTCTCCTCAGCAAGTTCCATAATACCGTTCAATACTTCTTGTCCCTTCTCAATTAAAGAATATAGATTTGACCTAGTGTACTCGTAATCTTTAGTAATATCATCTTTAGTAAGACGATCTGGTTTTTCTTTTTTTATGGGAGTAACATCGATGGGTTCACTAGTCGTATTTAAAGACTCATCGATTTTAGTAAAGTCATTCATACATCCTCCTGCCTAGTAGGACTGTAGACTTTACCATCATCAAAGAATGTATTAGTTTCACTGAATCCAAAGTCATCACCTGGTTCTGCTGTGATTGGATCTGGTTCAGCAGTGTACCTCATTTCCCTCTTAGCAGTCTGTCTATCAGTATCAGAGTAGTAGTCCACTTGTACTTTTCTGATAAGTCCATCTGTACTCTCGGCAATAGGACCGAATAGATATGTTTTTGCACTAAAATTCAAAGTATATGTGAGAACTCTTCTTGTAGAAAAATCACCCTCATACTCATCTGTGAATGTAAGATTCTCTAATACAATTGGAATATCTCTTTTCTCACCAATAGAGTTTATTAAATCTACAGTAACATTAAAAGATGGTTGAAAAAATGGTAAAATTTGTTCAACAATTTGTAGAGCATCATCATTCAACTTAGTCATTATGTTAAGTTCAAACCCAACATTGTATGGAACTGGGAGGAATACTTTCTTTACTCTATCTTTATTATCAACGGCTTTAAATGTTTTAGTTACTGAAGTTTTCCTAGTAGGATCATATGAGAGACTATTCATCTCAAATGACATTCTAGGAAGAGTGATTGCAGTTGCCTTTGCAAGTTCTTGCTGCTGTTCAAGTTTTGCAAGAAACTTTGATCTAGGACCATACGCTAAAGGAACTTTCAGATCACTGATTGTATTTCCACTTTTATCCTCTTTTTGGATGTGGACTTCGTTAAATAGAGTTCCGAAAGCAATAACAGTCTTTCGTAAAATCTCGTGATAAAAATAAGTGCCTAACATCAGAAAGTACCAAACGGATTAATTTCAGTGAAATCTAGAATTGAATCTGCCTCAGTCTCAAACTCATCATTGAATGTAAAATTGGTAGTAGTATCAATTCCACTATGACTTAATATTTGATATCTTGCAGAAGATGCCGTTCCAGTAATAAATTCACCAGGGAAGAATTTACCAGTATTTATTGAAACTTCTAGTTTTCTATCAGTTGTATTGAATGATCTCACATATCCTTCTACTCCAGATTGCGATCCAACCACCCTTTCATTGAAGAAATATGTTCCCACACCAAGCGATAATGGGTCGCCAATACTAATTTCTGGTACACCCTCATATCCAGATCCAGCGTTAGTCAAGAATATTCTACTAATACTATCCCCATCAAGAATAGAAATTGCAGTTGCTTGTACTTGACCCGCTTTTACACCGACCGTAGCGCCTGATGTACCAATGCCAACATCCGAGGGGTGTTGAATAGTAATGATGGGAGGAGATACATAATTTGTCCCAAGATCAGTAATACGAATAGAAGTAATACCACTATTTGTAAGTGATGCTGTGGCCGCGGCACCTACACCAGGACCGCCAAATGTGAACGCTGGTGATTCTGTGTATGCAAATCCAGGGTTTTGTAGGACTACTTGTTCGACAGAATACAAACCTGATCTTTCTGTTGTAAACGCGAACGCACCTGCCCTAGATGAAGTAACACCAGCAGGAGAAGGTGCGATAGTGACGGTCGGCGCACTAGTATAACCATATCCATCATCGTTAAGGAAAATTTGTCCTAATGCACCTTGGCTAGCGAAGGAGTCAACAATTGCAGTTGCAGTAGAACCAATACCAGCAAGAATAACAGTGGTTGTCTCACCCTCTTCCATTCCTCTCTCATCAATAGTGGATACGCCAGTATCGATGTATTCGTCTTCATAACGGAATAGTTCACAGTTAAGTTCGTAGATATAATTCTTACCAAGTTGATAGAATGGATTCTCAAACTCTACATGTTTGATTTCAAATAATCTTTCACCGAGCGGGAAGTAGATTAAATCTCCTTCTTTAGGTCTTTCACCAAAAACAATATCATTTCCAGCGTTTTTTGCATTATGGGTAACTACAAATGGAGCGATAAAGTCTTCGTATCTTTCCCTAGAAATAGTTAGAGTAATTTCATTTTGAAGATTGATACCAAACTTAGTCATGATATCGCTACCTTTAGCATATCCCTCGTAGTTATTGAGATATGCTTCTAAAATATATGCATCATTAAATTTGGATGACTGCACCTCACCGAGAACATCATCGGTGACAATCATCTTTCTAGGAATATAATAGCAATCAAGACCGAACATTTTTAGGTGTTCGTCTATGATCTCCTGAATGAGATTTTGCTCATTAGGAGATCCTTGAAGAAAGAAAGGATTTAACGCCATTACCCAATAAGATCAAGAGGTGGGACTTCATATGTGGAAAGCATCTTATCTTCGATGCGTTGTAGTTCCATTACAGCATCCTCATAAATTTGTCTACCATTTAATTCAACACCTCCAGGAAGTTTGACTCCTTGGAATTTTATAAGATTTTGACCCCACTGTCTCTTAACGAGATATGTGAAATATTTTTTGAGGAAAGAATCGTTATAGACGCCAGCATAATTTGCAGGATCCATGATTCTTTGGCAGTCAATAATTATGTAGGTTCCTGCAGAAATAGCACCCCAATCTACATCTAAGTAAAGTCGATTATTTCTTTTGTTATATCTGATCTGTTTGTTTGTAGATAGTAAGAAATCAATATCTTCAATATATGTTTTCGTCATCGCATAACTGAGAAGGCCACTATATCCAAGATTAAATGCAACATCATTCAAAAACAATTGATATTTGAAACTGAACATGTTGTTGGCAATGAAACTAGAATCAAAAAGATAAAGTTTCTCAACACCAATAACTGCATCGGGTAAATTTAAGAAATTTGAATTTTCTTCAAAGTCTCCAGATGTTGTAGTAGAAGTAGTAATACCAAGAGTGTTGCTTGCGCCTCTTGCTCTGCCTCGTTTGATGTCATCTTCGGAGATTTTGTACTTAAGAAGAACTCTTTCTACGCCATCAAAATGACGCTCATAAAATAATTGAAGGGCATCATCTAAATGATCGTCTACTTGCTCATCAGCTACATTGATCTCTAAGACAGGATACCCAAGTTGCCTTAGGGCATAATCCTTGAGTTCCTGTCTAGTTGTTGGTTTTGCCATCAGAATGTTCCTCCATCAACACTGTTAGACCAAATTGGAATGTTGTTCTCATCTGTGGTTAGCATGTAATTGGAGGTTGTTAAGAATCCTACAGTGCTAAGACCGCTAACCAGTCTTCCATCTGCTTCAAAGAATGCAACACCGTTAGGTCCGCTATATCCAATACCATTGATTCCGCCTTGATCCGATCTGTAATATAGACCGTCACGGAATGTTCCGTAACCGATTATGCTCAGATTGTCTTGGACAGTTACCTGACCAGCAGCAGAATCAAGAACAAGTTCTCCAGTATTGGTATTTATTTTGGTTGAGGAAGAGCCAGCGCCAATCGTGACATCGGAGATCGTTGTTACACCAGTAACTCTAAAGTTGTTAGTGGTGAGAATGCCAGAGACATTAATGTTGATTGCTTCAATACCAGCAGAACTAGTTACAATTCCTGTAAGAATTGTTCCTTGATCTACAGTCAGAGTGGAATGGATGTTTGCATTAGTAGCAACATCGATTGTTCCAGTCTGAGTTACGCCACGAATACTAGCACCAATTGCTAATGTCTCGAACTTAATGCCGTTGTTATAGAATAGAGTAACAGCACCATCAGCAGTAAAGTTGGCAAGAGTTTCGCCAGTGTACTTCTGAAGTTCTACCTGATTAGAACGGATTGCAAGGGTGCCAGTTCCAGAATCATCGATGTATGAATTATTCTCATCGTGGTAAATGGAGAGGTCATCATCATCACCGAAGTGCAGTTTGGCATTATCTTTAAAGGATGCAATGCCAGTGAATACTGCGTTTGTAACAGCAATACCAGTGAGTTTTGCGTCAAAAGCATCAAGTGCTTCTGCATCAATTGTTGTGATTGTTGCAGCAGTACCAACAATGTCTGTTACAGCAAGACCAGTGATGTTTACATCTTTAGCATCTAGGGTCTCAGTATCAAAAGTAGTGATGGTGGCAAATGTACCAACCAGCGATGTTACAACACCTGCAGTAATCTTTGCGTCAACTGCGTCAATGCTGAGGTTGAAATCAACTCTTTCAGCAAATGTAGATACGCCAGTTACATCAAGTCTTTCAAACTTAGCAGTGTCAAGAACATCTAATCTTTGTCTAGGTGCGGCTGTGCCGATACCCAACTTCTGATTAGCGTCGAGACGCATACCCTCAACATTATCAGTATTGAATCTGATAGTGCCGTTAGCGCCAGAATCATCCAGAGCGATAGAAGTATCGTTCTTCTGGAAAGAGTCAAGTTGGATAGTTGTCGCAGTTAGGATACCCAGGACATTGACATCACCAGTGATGTTGATATCACCAGCACCAGCAGGGTCAATGTTGATATCACCTGAGGTAGATTCAATGTTGTTTCCAGAGATCTGGATATTACCGAATGTACCGCTTGTAGGAGTAACAGTGCTGCTGTTAGTTCCGTCAGTAATTTGGAGAGAAGAAAGTGCTTGGAGGCTGGTTACCTGCTGTGAGAACGATACCGTACCGTTTTCTTGATCAACGAAGAATGCGTCACCAACTCTGAAGTCTCCTCTTTGATCAATACTTACGAAAGATACATCACCGTTGTTTAGTTCAGTGACTTCGTTCGCCTGAATTGCCAGGTTAGGATCGTTTGTGAAGTCGCCACCAGAACCAACATGGTTGAAGTTCAGGGCAAACATTCTCAGACTTACGCCATCACCATCAGCGATGACACCCTTCTGACCATATTCAACAGCACATCCGACCGAACGCATGTCCGCACCGAACTCGCTGTAGTCAGCAAGGATAACCTTAGTTGCAGTTCCGATACCGCCACCCGCTTGAGTGATGCGGATATCTTGATTGCGGATTACATTGTCAGTGGTTGTGGTTACTCCACTTGCACCATCAAAGTCGAGTAAGAGAACAGTGTCCTTATCGCCAGTATGTGCAGCAGTAGGAGCAGTAAAGTTAGCGGTGTACTTGGCAACTCCTCTTTCAATTCTGAAATCGTCAATCCAACCAGTGACATTTTGACTTGCACCATCAAAATCAGCACCAATTACAATACCTTTAGACGCACCGTAGTCAGTTGTATCTGAGGTCTTGATGCCCCTCTGAGTACCGTCAACGAATAATCTAGTGTTTGTGCCGTCTCTAGCAAGTGCATAGTGCTTCCAGACGCCTGTAGCGATGCCTGCACCAGATCCAGTGATAGCGGTGGTAGTACCAACCCGCATATCAACTTCACCAGCAGCACGGAATGCAACACTGATACCTTCAGCATCGGTGCCGTTATCTCTCAAGTCAAAGAGAGTTGCGCTAGTCAGACCAGTTGTATTTGCGTATGCCCAGAATTCAATCGTGAAGTCTATATTAGTGCCAAAGCCAATATCACCACTAGAAGGAACGCTGATAGAATCATTGGTTCCGTCAAGTGCGAGTGATGCACTACCAAACTTCTTGACAGTTGTGTCTAATTGAGCACCATCGTTGAATGTAACTGCCTTAGCAGTTCTAGCATTCAGAAGTTCAAAACCAGTTTGCTTACCAGTTACACCTATGTAAGTGCCGTCATAAGAAGCAACAATAGCAGTCGCAACGCCAGTAGTTCCGTCAGTATCAAAGACAGTAATCGTGTTACCAACACCAACAGTAGTGATACCAGTCAGTCTTAGTCTTGTCTCACCAGCAGAACTAATACCAAGAGATCCAGAAGTACCCTTGATTGCTTCAGCAGCAAAGTAAGAGAAACAGTTCAGGTACTCAGTACGAGCACCGTTGGTCATAATCAGACCTTTGCTGTTCGGTACAATGAAAGTAACTTCATTGAACAGGAACGCAGCCTCAAGAGATCCTGATGCTACCTCAGAACCGTCGATGTATGCACCACCACCAGCGATGTAGGAGGAAGGTGCAGAATCAGCAGATCCATAACCATAAGGATCAGCAGCAGTAGTATTACTACCTTTGTTGAATACAGTGACTCTCTGAACATAAGGTGATCTGCTTGTAATCGCAATACCAGGAGCAAACTTAAACGCATAACCCTGATTGCCAGCAGTGTCAAAGAACATATCACCAATAGTGATATCTTCGACGACTGATCTGTCATTCATCAAGAAGCAGTCCTTCTGCTTAGTAGCAGTGGTAGGAACAATCTTGGTTGCACGGAGACCAGCACCCTTGACTGTCAGACCAGCTGGAACAGTCAGTGGGAAGACTTCTTCATAAACACCAGCGGAGATGTTTAGGACATCGTTGGGACCAACCTGAGAAATTCGTGAAAGAGCATATGCAACAGTTCTATACGGCCTCTCTGCTGTGCGTCCACGAGATGCATCATCATCGTCAACACCATTAGTAGATACAAACCATGTATCCAACTTGGCATTGATTGTAGCGATACCAATCTGTGCAGGTTCACGCCAGGTGATTGTGCCATCAGGATTGGTGCTCAGCATGTGCTGAGTATTGAGACCAACTACACCAGTGGAGTCATACAGTGAGGTAATGAAACCAGCTTGTACGAATGCAGAGGTTGCAATACCAACCGAGACAGTTGCATTTAGAATGTCTGCAACTTCAAAGTCAACCGTAGTGATAGTTGCTGCAGTACCAACAATGTCAGTAACTGCTAATCCAGTAATATTTGTTTGCTTTGCATCCAGGGTCTCAATATCGACCGTGGTGATCGTAGCGTAGGTGCCAACCAGTGAGGTTACAACACCAGCAGTGATCTTAGCGTTGACAATATCGCCTTCTGTGGCATCAATTGTCGTGATAGTAGCAGCAGTACCGACAATATCGGTGACTGCTAATCCAGTAATATTTGTCTGTCTTGCATCGAGTACATCGATATCAGCAGTTGTGATTGTCGCATATGTACCGACTGTTGAATCAACAATCAGGTCATCAACACGAGCAACGCCATCGATATAAATGTCTTTCCACTCTTTAGCGGCACTACCAAGATCAAAGGTATCGTCATCATCAGGAACGATATCAGAGTCAACTTCACCAGTAAAGACGATGTTATCAGTAGTGGAATCACCAAGGCCGATTGTACCGCCATTGAAGGTTACATTGCCAGTAAAGGTTGTAGCTCCACCAACTCTGAGGTCTCCAGTGATATTAACATCACCGATAGTAGCAGCAGTACCAACCAAACTGGTAATAATACCAGCGGTAATCTTTGCATTAACAATATCACCTTCTGTAGCATCGATGGTCGTGATTGTTGCTGCAGTACCGACAATATCGGTTACAGCAAGACCAGTGATGTTTACATCCTTGGCATCGAGAGTCTCGATATCAACGGTGCCAATGGTTGCATAGGTGCCAACCTGACTGGTGATAATACCAGCAGTGATTTTGGCATCAAGGATGTCAGCAGCGTCAAGATGTGCTGTACCATCAATGTAGATGTCTTTCCACTCTCTATCAGTAGTACCGATATCCAGAGTTCCATCTGCACTAGGAGTAAACTTGAGATTAGACTCCCATGCTTCTCTTGCTTGATCGTATAAGAATTCTTTGTCAGTTGTTCCCTTAACGATGATACCGCCATTATCGGCCGTAGCATCAGCATGTCCACCAGTAGAACTGAAACCAAGTTCAATGTTCTTATCGGTGATTTGAACAACCGAACTCTGAACGAAACTTGTAGTTCCATTGACGGTCAGATCACCAACAACAGTAAGGGCTCCACCAACTCTGACATCTTTCTGGAAGTCAGCATCTTGGAAGGTTACATATGTACCAACCAAAGATGTAATAATACCAGTTGTAATCTTCGCATCAAATGCGTCAAGATTCTCAAAGTCTGCTGTATTGTAAGTTACACCAAAACCAGTCAGTGATGTAACGACACCAGCAACTGTCTTCAGGGTATTGATATCACCTTCGTTAGAATCGAAGGTTGTGATTGTGGCATAGGTGCCAACCAATGATGTTACAACACCTACATCAATATAAGCGTTAGTTGCAATCGCAACCTGAGATCTCAGATTAGTTACTGCAAAGTCAGTAGCAAGACCAACAGTGATCTTGACATCTTCAATGTCTGCATTTACGAAATCTACATTCGTAATAGTTGCAGCAGTACCAACAGTGTCAGTAATAATACCTGACTGAATCTTAGCGTTGGTAATTGCAAAGTCAGTTGCTAAACCAGCAGTGACCTTAATGTCCTCAACACCAATATCATTAGCATCAATTTGCGGAACAGATGTTACGCCAGCGATTACTGTGTTACCAGTGCCTTTATCAACAATTACTACACCACCAACATCTAACAACCCGAATGGTCGTGTGGTGCCGATGCCGACATAACCAAGTTGGTTACCGTCGATCCAATTAATATTTTGATTACCAATTACGAGCTGGTTGTCGCTATCTCCGATAGCAACATTTCGTTCATAACCGATGATGACATTGCCACTACCAAGAGTGTCGTTACCAGCAGAGTAACCAATGGCAATGTTCTTACTACCGTCTACACTGAAGAGAGTGTAAGGACCAATAGCAATGTTTCTTTGCTGCTGTCTGGTTCCTGTACCACCACCTAGGAAGCGACCATTCTTGCTAGTTACGCTACCTGTAAGAGTCTGGAAACCAAACGGCATGGTGAATGTATCACCAACCTCATAACCATCGCCAGGGGCCATGATTTCGATGTTAGTAATCAGACCAGTATTACCAGTCTGTAATCTAACTAAGAGTCCAACACCAGATCCACTGGTTTCGGTTACATCTTCTGTCTGATCATAATTTGCAACAGCAGTTTGTTCTCCGACAGTTACGCTGAGAGTTACCCCATCAACAACAGGGAAAGTCTCACCATACATCGACTGGTTACCCAGAGCGATGTTCTCATCGTTGCCGCTAGAAGATAAGGCAAAACCTACCTTATCACCAATCATCAAGTTCTTAGTACCTTGCAAGCGATAGCCTGCAAAGTTACCCATGACGATGTTAGATTCTAACTCGTCACTGCTGGAAAGAATACCAGCATATTGCATTGCACTGGCACCAATCGCAATATTACGACGGTTAAGGACAGTTTGTCCAATACCAGCCCCAGCAAAGTCACCAATAAAGATTGAAGAGTCGGCACTGCTAAGACCTACGGCAGCATCACGACCAACTCTAATAATATCATTGGAGAATGTAATATTACTGAAGGATGATACCCCAGTAACTTCTACATTATTTGCAGTAAGTGCGTGTCCTACATTTACTTCGTAGTAGTCAGCACTTGTACCACTAAGAGTGGTTACAACACCAGTAACTGCACGGAAGTCAGTTACACCTAGGGTAGAGAATCCTGCAGCACCAACATCTAATGTAGCAGCAGTTGCAATGCCAGTTACATTCCAGTTTCTAGCATTTGCCTCATCATAAACGAGGTCTCCTGTTACATTAAGGTTGCCACCAACAGTAAAGTTTCCAGCAACTGTACCAACACCTGCTGTGTAGAAATCATCTACAACAAACCAGGAAGCAACCTTTGCTTGATCATCTAAGATTAAGACTTTAGATGCTTGAGGTTTTCCGTAATCGGAAGGATTGTCATTGAACAGGCTGGTGTAATATTCACCACCAATAGGAATAGGTGCGAAACCAGGACCTGATGGACTACCAATATATAATTTCTTGTACGACTTACCAGCACCTACATCGCTAGTATCGTATGCGTAAACAAGTTCACCAAATGAGACTCCAGTACCAACTGGTGCAATATTCGGTGGGGATGTTCCAAGTGTCCTTTTTAAGAGAATCGTTGCGGACATTAGAAGACACCTCCGTCAATGATGGCAGCAGGGAAATTTTTTGTTGTTTTGAAGGCGTTCGACGCCGCTTCATATACCAGGATGCTTCCATCCTCTAGTGTTGATGCATCAACATCAGCAAGCAATGTCAGTCTACCGCCAGAGCCACCTCCGAGGGCACCGCTGGCAATAACTTTTACTTGATTAGATGTGCCTATTCGTAATGATGGCATTACCTTGTTACTCCTGCTCTGACTAGGACCATTCCTTCAACGACCTTGTATTTAAATCCACCAGAGTCTTCAAGATTCACATCATATACATATCGCCCTGGCTTAATATCAGCTGTAAGCGTAGATGCCAGAGATATCTGGATCTGACCTGCTTCGGGATCGGTGACTGTAGATGCAAACGAAACAGCAGTAGAGCTCCCCGCCCACTTTCTTAGTTGAGAGGTGCAGGTATAGTTTGTTAAGTTCAAAAAAGTGCCTGTGTCGTTATCTCCTAGACTGAACCCATGTTGAAAATCAACACCTGTATCGACTGAGAGATTAGCAATGTAAACTGCCATTCTTTACATCACGGATTATCCTATTAGGTATTTAGTTTCCTTAGTTCCTGTAATATAGACTGCATGGTCATTTTGATTTCTAGAACATCTGCTTTTAGCATTTCGATGTCATTAGATGAGATATCATCTATGGATTGTGATTCAAAGCCATGATATTTTAAAAATTCAGAGTGAGGATTTCTACTCATAATTTTTCCACTATTTTACTTAACATTTTTTTAATGTCATCAATATCCTTCTTCATTTCATCAAGTTCTTCTTTCTCACTTTTTTTGGCATTCTTTTGTCTCAAATAAGCATGATAACTGGAGTCATCGGTATTAACGATGGCACCAGTATCAGAATCTCTATAAAGACTAGAATGTCCTTCTACAGGAATCAAACTCATGCTACAGCGATTGCTCTCAAATTCTTCAGTACAGGATGTTTTGCCTGATTTGTTCCAGTGAATACGATCTTAATTTGGAAACCGTTGAAACTTGGCAGGTCATCTACAGAGTATGTATATTCCCTGTAAGTCATCTCATTCGCAGCAACAAAGGCATCGGGTCTACCATCATTTTCGGTAACATCAATAACTTGATCCCCAAGGCCATCGCCATCAGTATCAATTAGATTGAAATGTCCAGGGAATAATTCAAAGTCAGGAGTTACTTCACTAGAGTCTGTTTTGAGAATACTGTAGAGAACACGGAAATCACATTCGATTGGTCTGCGAGCTTCAAATACAACTTTCAATGAAGTTGCAGGGTTCTTAATATAGATCGGTTGAGACATATAATAAGAAGCATGAGGATCATTGAATCTAGATTTGACTCTAGGATCAATTCTGTAATCCTCAATTGGGTTGTTCAGTCTATTCTCATAGAAGAGTGCATTTGCTCCTTCCAGGTTGACTGTAGGTGAGTTAAACTCATCTCCACTATTTGCAAGTTCGACTGTGAATGTAAATGACTTATTTCTTGGTAATGATCCAAGTCTAGCTGACTCGTTAGTTCTAGCAGCAAGAAGTCTTGTTGTCTCAAGAATATTAATTCTATTGAGGTTCAGATCTTCAAATCCGTTGTCAACAAATGATGTCTCACTACCATCAACAGATGTACCTGTAACGCTTCTCATCTGCAGAGAGATGAAGTCCGTGGGTCCAAAGGTTGAAGCATCGAGAAGGGGTCTCACAGCATCGAATTGGATGTTCTTAGAAGCATGTACATCTTGACCACCACCAGCAGCCTCTTCCTTAAAGGATACCTGAGGAATATTGTTGGCATTGTCATCAACAGATCTACTAGATCCTCTGTCAATTCTAAGATAGTAGTTATCAATACCTCTAAGGATGCTTTGTACATCATGCTCAGTATTCACTTTTAAGAGAGAGACACCAGCATATTCATATTTTTGAACAATTTCATCCTTAAGATGATTCAATGCGTTAGTGGAATCTACACCTCTTACAACACCACCCAAACTAGAGACGCCAACACTAGTGTATGAAAGAATCTCACTGTTAATTAATGCATAACCAGTGTTTGCAGCACTAACCAAAGCCCCTTCAAAAGTATTGAATTGCTCAGTTGATGCAATAGAAATTGAGGTTTCATTTGAGGCAACATCTACCGACAGTTCCGTTGGTAAAACATCCGATTGAATATCACTCAGAATTACTTTGTTCAGAACACTGTGCATGCCATGATTACGATGACTTACTCTGAAGTATTCTCCAGTGTAAACACTTCCAGTATTGTCAAAACTGATAATATCTAAACCAGTGTCAACAATTGAACCTGCCTCATGATAATAAGTGGCTTCGTTACCTGATGTGGTGTCAAATGTTTCTGCCTGAACATCAGTCAAATACAGAGTGTCAATGCCATTAATAGAGTTGATACCGATGCGAACACCAGAACCAGATCCACCAATATCAGCAGTAACAATTCCAACAACATCACCGACTTTATAACCTCTACCAGCACCAACAATAGTAACTGCAGTAATCGCAGAAATACCAGAACCAACAGTTGCATTTAGTGTCAGTCCAGAACCATCACCAGTAATATTGTATGTACTGACAGGGTTGGTAGGAGTACCATAGTTACTACCAGATGTCAGAATTCCGACAACACCAGTAGCAGGACCACCTTTGTTTTCAATATGTCCATAGCGATATGTAGAAGTCTGTTCACTAATCTTACGACCAGGAGCAAAGACTGTACCAATTAAACCAGCATTTGTGGTTGTAACAATACCCAACTTACCTTTCTTGGGAAGGGCAGTAATAGGATCGAATGGAAGGGGAGGAAGTAAACCGTTATTAGGTTCTACTGGTGGGTTGAAGAATGTTAACAGACCTTGACTTGATGTGTACTTCGCTCTATACAGAGTAAATGTAAGGTCTTCAAACTGAGTAGGAGTCCAAGTTGCACCGTTTTGTGACTTGAACAATGAACCCATAGCAAACTGCTGTGAGTAAATCTTACCCTTAGCAGAAGGCAGCGATTGTGCGTTCAGGGCCTTCTGACCCATCTCTCCACAGAATACTTCATATTCATCACTATCCGACAGGATAACAATAGCATAGGATTCATCTGGATCTAAGTAGAATGGAGTATCAAATTTGATATTAGTTGCAACAGAACCATCTTTAGATGTTTGAATATCCGAAGGACGAATAGTTGCTTGAGCAGCTCTGTCAATAATAAACAGAGTAGGAGTACCCAGTTCAACTGTTCTAACTTCAATTCTTACGGGTGTTGTTCCTGCATTCTTAGTTGCAAAAAACAAGTCAAGAGATGTAATCCATGCTCCCTCAGGTCCAGTTACGATTGTTTGTGCTAAAGGATCTCTTTCTCTTACACGAATAGTACGAGTCCTATCAATAACTCTAGTACGGTTTCTAATGACCGTTCTAGTTCTATCAATAACTCTGGTGTTGTTGATAATAACTGGGGGCGGCGGCGGAGGTGGCTCAGGTACTGTTCCTCTAATATCAATTGTAGAGAGATTAGTAATCGTTGTAGTTTCAAGAGTTGTGATTCTAATATCAGTTTGGACAACTCTTGTAGTACCAGTTGCTGTGTAGCGACCAGTAGCATGAGAAATTAAAGTAGAACCTGGTGCTGGATTTTCATTAGACTGACTTGATGTTAATCTAAAGTCTCTGTTACCAGATCTAATTCTTACTTGAGGTGTAGGTGTTTGGTTAGGATCTCTCAGGAAGATAGAGCCGAAAAGATCACCAAAGTCATCAGACACTAATCTAACACCCGCTACAACCGCTTGAGCACCACTGGTAAGACCTCTAATGAGCATTCCAGTAGGAGCGAATCCAAAGAAGGCACCTTGTGCTTGAGCAGAAAGTGATGTTATGTCAATATTCAGGACAGTAGATGCCTGCGAATATCCATTAGGAAGTGTGGATGTGGGATCGTAGGGATTTACCGTATATGTTGTTGTGGGAGCATTGAACGGTCCATTCTTATGATTTGGAGCAGCAAGTCTAAATTCAAATGATGTTCCACCACCTGTACCAATAATAGAACCTCTAATTGTCTCTCCTGTTTGGAAGGAACCAGATACATTGGCAACTTCTAACAGTTTGGGGATAATATCTACACCCCCTTGATTGTCAAAGAACGGGAAGAAGTTAGTGAATGGTTTTAAACCAATCGCATTGAATTCAATATTTCTGGAACGACAGAATGGATCAAAAGTTTCTTCAGCAATAAAGGTGTTCTCAGATCTGATGTCATCTCTCTGTACAGTTCTACCAGTTTCTCTAGTAGTTACAGAAGCAGAACCACCAAGAGCACCACCTCTAGTCAGACTGAAGTTTGCAGCAACTTGGTTATTAAATACTGTAATACCAATAGTATTACGGATAACATTCTGAGTCTCTCTGGTATTGATCCAGTTATCGATAGATGGATTAAGTCTTAGTTCACCAGTAAATGCAACAACATGGAATGGGTTGATGTTGTTTACTCTTGTGGCAAATTCCTGCTTAATATACTGAACTTCCTCATATTTCAAAGACAGAAGATTACCTGTTTTTTGAGTGTTTAATTCATCAAGCAACAGGAAGTTTGAACTGTAGTCGATTTGAGATACTGGAAGGTCATCTTTAGCAGCGACTTGCAGTGCAGAAGATTCAAATTCTCTGAGTGGTCTTAATTCACCAAGATCCCTATCAATTTCACATGGGGAACTTGGATGCATAAAGTCAAAGGTCTTGAAGTTATCTACAAAGAAACCAGACTTAAATCTAGTAAGACCTTGCGAATCTCTGATTTGTAAAGACTCAGCACTCTTTTCCAAAAGGTTGAGACTGGTAACAACTTCCAGATTTTCAATTCTATCTGCAAGATCACCAATATCTCTCATCGTGTACCGACGATTATCCTTCAGATAAACTCTTGCTTCATCAGTATCTCTAAGATATGCGGGAAGAAGAATTGTACCAATTTCCATTCCAGGTCCAGATACAACTGGAGGAACTGGTTGCCTTGCTGGCTTTCCTTTCAGTAGATCAAAGTTGCCGTCTGGAAGAAGAACTACTTTATCAATTCTAGGAAGATAGAAATCATAGTCAAATGTCATTGACTCATTAGGAGTCAAAATTCTATCGGGTTTGCCGTCAAAGTCTCTTGCAGTATAGAAGAAGGGAGATACTGATCCAGAGGCTGGATTGTAAGAAGAAACTCTAGGTCTAAAGTCTAAACAATCATGCGCTTCAATACGGAAGTTTCCAATTTGAGGAATATCCTTGGTATATCTTTCTTCGTTATAACTATTAACTGTGAATACATCCCCAGTGTCTCCAGTGGGAACATCATATCTGTTATAGATTATAAGAAGTTGTCTATGAGGAATGTATGCTCCTCTGTTTCTTACAATTCTAGAATAATCATAATATTGATTTCTCTGACCTTTATCCAGCATGTAACTGCTGGTAATATCTCTATATTTTCCAGGGGTGAATCCTTGGAGAACAGCAGTAGTATTAGACTCTTCAAACTTCAGTGGTTCCAATACAGTGAATCTATCATTAGTCAGATAAACAATATCAATCTGACTATTACCAGCATCAACAGAAACTACCTTTGCAATTGCTTTGCTTGTAGATCCGAAAATATTTTCACCGATGATAGCACTTGTAAAGACATCATCAGTAGAACTAAAACTTAACTTATCTGGAATAGGAGCAGATGAATCTAAAGATTCGTAGATAGCAACAATATCAACTGCATCTGGTTCGTTAAGAGAGATATCTCTATCTTGAACTCTCAGTCCATATAGAGCACTATGATTCAAACCATCATTGATACTTGTGGCTGGATCAGTGCCAGATCTCTTGTTTTTAGATCTTGTGACAGCGACTTGTTGGCACCTCTTAAACTCTTTTACTTTATTCTTGACAACTGCTTTGATAACTGTGACATTAACAGTCATCCCAGTTTGCGAAGGAAGAAGACCAGTAATAGTTACCTGTGTACCAGTAACTGTTACCTGATCATCCTCAATTACACCGATATTGCCGTTTGAATATTGTACTTGATACCTTTCCTCATCAAATCCAGCAAATGATGTATCTGGAATGTCTACTGAAGAAATAGGAATAACTAACTGCCCAAGAGCATTAGTTGATTCGTTTTGAATCTGAGTAGAAAGTAATAATGTAGATCCAGTAAAGTCAACATTAGAAACATTGAGATCTGGAATTACTGTAATGAGAGATGCATTTTGATCACTACCATCTTGAGATCCAATAGTGATTGGTCCCTCAAAGGTCTTAACAGTTCCCTCAAATAAATTTGCAACTGTTGTCATTGCACCAACAGTCATGGACTGTAGGTCAGCAGCAATTGTCAATACGACATTCTGATATTGATTACCACCTTCCACAAACCTGATAACATCTCCAGGTTTGAATCTCTGGAAACTGTCAATTCTAGGTGCGGTGACAGTTGCTGTTGCACCAGCCTTTGTAATTTTTACATTACCATTTCCTAATCTAGGAGGAATCCTATCGGTTAACTTCTTGTTAGCAGTAAAACTATTACCACTTTGAGCGAAGGAGAAAACATCATTGATGCCGTAAGGGGTTACACCCTCAATAGTTCTAGGAGTAGCATCAGTTCCATTAATGAGAATTTCTTCTCCTCTCCTGAAAGTACCAGATGTCTGAGTAACTTGAATGGTACTAGAACCAGCACCTGCGGTTACTGCAAATGCGTTTGCTCCACTTTCCTTACCAACAATAAATGCTGATTCGTTTAACTCAGAATTACTAACATAGTCGTTCAGTTGCAGAGTCGTATATGTCTGTATATCATACAGATACATATCGAATTCCGTAGATGCGTCTTTATATACTCTATCTCTTAAACCAAGATTATATACTTTAGCATCACCAATTTTAGATGCAGTGCCTGCTACATTAGCACTACCACCACTATTGGGACCTCCCATCAGATTAATTCTGTTGGTAAAGGTACTAATACCACTTACATTATTGACAATAAACTTATTTCCCATCTCAAATGGGAAAGACTTGTTCTTTACTTCTCCAGTTTCTCTTGGTTTGAAGAAGTCGATGGTTGTAGGACCATCAGTTGATACTTCATATCCTTTGACATATGCCTTACCAGCACTAATTTTTAAGCAAGCAAGATCATCATCTGGTTGATTCCCATCAAAGGTTGTTTGATCAGAGAAATAAACTCCATTATTACCTTTCCTGTCATTAAGACACTCTGTAATGTTTAACAGGAATTTGTTAACAGTATAGTCACCAGACTCGTCAAAAGTTCTTTTTGCGAGATACTCTCTAATTTTAGAATATTCTGTTTCTCTCTTAATGGATAAGATTTCGCCGTTGCTAACTCGTAAAATCTCTACGAAATCCGTATCGTTAAAATCTGATACTGCTTTTTTATCTAAGACAAGATTAATTTTAAGCCTATCTGCCCCAGGAGCAGCAAAGTTAGAAAATCCCTTTGCATTATCGTAAAGGCTCTCGTCGGATTTAGCAGATACATTTGTCTCGACTACTCTCAATCCAACCCTAAAGGATGGTTGTGGGTTGTATTGATCTAGAATAATTGTTTGCTTTTCTACCTTTACAAAACAACCTCTAAGAAAATAGATACCTTCATCAACAGATGCAGCAGAACCAATACTACACGCATCTAAATCAATAGTAGAAGCAAAAGTACCACCGACATTAATAGTTGTGCCACCATATGTAAATGATTCTTCTGCAACTAAAATTTCACCATCAGAGAAGAAATTAAAATCTCCAGTGGATGCTGAATTAATGTACTTAACATAAAAAGTGTCATAGTCATTATCTGACTGTGAAGCACTAATAAAGTTAATTACTTTTGCAGTTGTTCCTGTAGTCTGTCCCTTAATAATTTTCCCAATTACCTTATCGGCATATACACCAATATCAGTTCCTAGGTGGGTTGGATTGACCTGAACTGCATAATATTGTCCATCAAAAGTTACGGATCCTGGAACTACGATGGATCCTTCTTTGAAGATATGACTACCAAATTTTTCTACCTGATTCTGCAGGATAGACTGTAAGGTAGAAAGTTCTCTAGCCTGTACTGGAAATCCTGGTTTAAACAGGACACGATGATAGCCCTTATTAGGGTCAAAATCATCATAATACGGACTTACATTGAGGTTAGTCTGTTGTGGCATCTTCTTAGAATTCTAAAACGATTTTGATGTCTTCTTTTTGACGCTCATTTCTTGTAATAGATGGTCTATTATCAAGGTAAAGTATCTCACCAGTCCTTTTATTTATTTCCTCTGGAGCAAGACCATTAGTAAATTGTACTCCCAAGTCAACAACCTTACCTGCTGGTGTAGTTGTTGAGATGCCAGTAAACCCAGAGTCGATGTTAACGCTGAAACCACTAGGACCCGTGACAGCGTTTCCAGTTGAACTAAAGTCCAAAACATCAGCATCTCCACCAACACCGATACTATCGGTAGAATCATAAAGATTTGGGTTGAGATAGAGGTTTCTATCTTGGAAATACTTAATTACTCTAGTGCTAGTATCATAAGAGGCGACATATGCCTTTGCAGTTCCTACCCCAGAAATATCCTGCTGAATCTGAGATCCAATGGCAAGAGTTTGTGTAGTATTGCCAGTGAATTTAAGAGATTTTGTAGAAGAAAATTCGGATGTGTTAATAACTGCTGTAGAACCAGCACCTGCAGAAACTGGGTTTTTAATAACACCAATTTGAGCAAAAGTGGTGTCAGAGATAAAGTCGTAAGAAGAATTATCAAATCTAGAGTAAATTAGAACCTTATCAGTTCCAAGTTCCTTGTACAAGTCAAAACCATGTCCTCTGGAAGGAGGAATGATTGGAGTTAATCTTGCAAACTTAGTTGCAGCACTGTTAATACTGGAAAGATTTACTCGTCCAAAACTATAACCCTGGCCTCCAGCAGTTACAGTTGCGGAAATAATTTGTCCGTTAGTATTTGTTTGTACCCTAACTTTGCCACCAGTACCATCTCCTAGAATATCTAATTCGATTGGAGATGATAGAAATGAATATCCCTCACCCTGTTCATCAATCGACACAACCTTAATTTGGTTGTTATTGATTGTAGAGTCTCCATTATCCCGAACTACCTTAATTTCATTTTCTAATGAAGTTGACCATGAGTTAGGAACCGCTACATATTCGGTTGAGTCAAATTTAACGATGTCGGCGGGAGGTACAGTAAAGAGATATTTCCATAGATATCCGTCACCACTTGTCCCAGCAGCGGATGGTTCCAGATCAGTAAATGTAGGTTCATCGAGAGATGCGTTTGCTGTAGAGGTAATTCCAGCAGATCCATTATTAATACAAATATAGACTCTAAAGTCTTTATTGATCACATAGTAGTTTGAAGAATACAATCTACTAGAGTTAGATACGAGAGATCTTTCATTGGTATCGTAGTCATGACGATACATGTCATACGATGTACCTTTAGTCCACTGTACCTTTCGGACTAATCTTCTTACATCACCAGGAAGTACTTTTCTTCCGAAAAGCATGGTGTCATATACATGATTAATGTAACTAATATTGTCAATAGGAGACGGTGGTTGTACCGTCGTACTATTCCAAGTACTAGTTCTTCCATAACCCGTGATAGTCGGGTTTGCAAGACTCAAAAAAGTAAAATAGGAATTACTACCATCAATTACAGAGTCTACAAAGTTATTCGCATTAATGACCCTAAACTGGTCTGTGATAATGGCTGCCATTATTATAAACGGGCGGAAGGTCTAACTTTTTTGTATTTATAATAGCTTCGGCAAGCCGCCAGTTCCTCTTAGACCAACTCCACGCCTTTGAACAATAGGATAGTTGGTCAAATCAGGGTCAAAGTTTAAACCCTTGAGGTCTGCAAAAACAGGATTACCTGCATCTCTAGTGAGACCACTGAATTTACCCCAGGTAAAGTTGCAGTAAGGTCCAGAAGTAGAACCAACACCTACAAAATCACTAGTGTTAGTGTATGAAGCGATGTTGCAGGTAAGAACACCTACGCGACCACCATTTCTTGTAGATACTGAATGTACATAGTAAATGTTGTCACCATTGAATGTGGTAATACCCACAATATCGGTATCATGAGTATCAATACTAGTAACTGCAACACCAGCAGTATTGAATCCAGATCCATAAAGTTTGATTGGTTGTCCAATCTGTAATCCAGCAGTGCTGTTTCCATCATTAACATATTCTGCAGCATCGAATTGGATAAGGAGACCGAGATCGGTTCCAATTCCAGGACAGGTGCTAATTCCTGTAACAACTCCGATAAATCCTTGAACATTAGCAACGAGAGGTTCGATGCCAGTTATGTTCTCATAGTTGATACCATAAACTGCAGTTGTTCCAAATCCAACTTCTGCAATATATGCGAGACTGAATGAACCAGTTAACCCGTCATCAGTGTCTCTAAACATTGCCGTGTTATCAACATATACGAAAGCATCAGTTGTGCTTAAGACACCAATAACATTAGCGATAGGGTTGATTTGAGCCTCAATAGAATCTCTTGCTTTAGATACCAATGAACCATCAACCAGAATGTCCTTCTTCTGCTTGATCCAATCCATAGGTTTGTAGTTATCGTTGCTGATACCTACACCACGATAGAATGCAGTTTCTACCGTAGCAGCACTATCAATCCTCTTGACAATTCTATTAGCACTTTGGGAAAGGTTTCCTGTTTCTGCAGGAACTTGATTCAATTCAATTTGGGCACTCTTTCTTAGTTTCAAGTTGTCGCCAACTTTAATAACTTCATTGATATCATTCAGGAAACTATCTTGACCGATAGTTCCTCTATAGAAGAAGATAACAACATTATCTTCAGCAGTTGGAGCACTATTGAATTCAATAACTGATCCACCATCGAATGAATAGTTGATGTTTGGTTCTTGAATAACACCGTTGATGAAGATTAATAGAACTGCAGAAAGGTCAATTTCTTTAGAATCCAAGTCACCTCTATCAATCTCAAAACTGACCAATGAAGACTGATAGTAGAGAAGGAATCTCTTTTGATTTCCATTTTGGAATGGTTTGATGTTGTCAAGATAATCAATGTTACCGAACTGCCAGGAAGAAACTTGGTCAGTAAATACATCAATTACTTCAAGTTCAAACTGTCTAAAGTCATCACCTGCAGTTGGATCAGTAGAAAGACCAGTGACTGTAAATTTGTCTCCACGCTTGAATCCATATCCCTTTTTAACAAAGTCAAAATCGGACACCTCAAACAGAGTTGAACCAATTCCAGTTGCTGTAGATACACCTGCGATTTGGACAGCGATAGAACAACCAACACCAGTTAGTGTAGTAGCACCAAGACCAATTCTAGAAACACCTACGATGGGAAGGTTTTCTCCATTGGGTTCTGGAGGTAATGCATCGGGATCACGATATCCAGATCCACCAGAATTAATTGTAAATACGAGGCTACCACCAACACCAACAACTGCAGAAACATCTGCTCCTGTTCCAGCACCACCACCAGGTCCAACATTGACTGTGACGGTATTTACAGTAGTAGAAGCAATTGCGGTGAAAATACCAGCAACAGGATCAGTTGATCTAGGATACAGATTTACGCTTAGATAGTTATCTTTAGAGCAAGACAATCCAAGAGATCCAGTATCAATACCAATGGTATTACTGGTGGTCAAACCATGTGAAGGAAGGGTAAGAACTAATTTACCTGTACTAGAGGTATATCTAGCATTGGTAGCAGTATATCTTGCTCCCGTATTATCAAAGATTGAATTGACCCCAGCAGATACAAACTTGTGATTATATGCACGATCAGTGATTGCAATCCCAATTGTACCTAATGTAGTTCTGTATCCAGAACCAAATGTAAGTGGGAAGAATTCTGCGGCAGTTCCACCACTCACATAAGTATGAGGAATGGTAGATGCACCAACCTGAACCTTAAATGTTGTTGCGGATGTAACACCAACAACATAGAAGGGATCATTATGATCTGGGAATGTTGTAGTAGTGATACCCTGATAATTCAGAGTTTTAATAGAATCAGTATCAGCACTGACGAATGTATGTGGAGATGTACCTGTGCCACCAGTCCCGACATTGACTTTGAATGAATTTGCAGTTACACCCGAAATTGTGAGGTACTGATTGAATGCAGGATCAGTTACGCGGGGATATGTGTGGTTACCAGGACCCTGTGTACATGTAAATGTAATGCTGTTCGCTTCAATAGAGATTGCATCTCCATTTACTAGTCCATGAGGACTTGCAAACGAGATGGTAGAAATACCTGTAGAAGGATCATAAGTAAACCCATCAGGAGTTCCGACAGGAACCTTAGGACATGTGAACTCAAGGCCAACTAACTTGACTTGATCTTCAAGGACAAGTTTATGATTATCTGCAAGTGAAACTGTCATGATGCCAGTCTTATTATCATAAGCAGCATCAATAATATTCACTGCCGTTCCTGTTGTAGAAACACCAACAATCTCAGTAATTGTTCCTGCAGTGTTTACATTAACTTTGACTGCTGCACCATTAAAAGGTGCATAACCAAGTCCAGGTGTAGAAGCAACCGAAACAATTACACCACCTCTAGGAAGTTGGTTTTGATTAATATCATCTTCATCAATAATTAGATCCGTAAATCCAACCGATGTGATACCGCTAAACTGAACACTAGCAGCAGTAGAAACGGGATTCTCAAGAATCTTAAAGTTGGATACCCCCTCATTATTCTCACCAAACGGTGCTTGGAAGATACCGTTAATAAACAGAACGCCATTACCGCCAGTAGAACCAATACCAGTTACAGCAGCACCAGTTGCTGTAAGTGGGAATGTATTCTCAAGACCATCAAACTTGTCTGAGAAATCATCAAACAATTCATTAGTTCTGTAATCATTTCTTAGATATGTTCTACCGCCGAAGGATGCTCTAGGATAAGGAAGATTAGCAGGGTTGATAATTCCGAGGTCACCACCTAAAGGTGCCTCAGTAAAGTGAATTTCGCTATTGAGAATCTGGAAGGCACCTCTATGGATTCTTGCTACAGTACCAGCAGAGTGATCTGTAGCAGCAGATCCAACAGCACCCCTTTCTACTTCAACAATACTCCAGGTTCCAATACCAGTAATAGGACCAGATGGTTGAGTTGCAAAACCAACAGTTCTTACAATAGAGTATTCTTCTTCAATCTTAAGAAGGTCACCAGAAGTAACAGTGCTCAATCCACTAAGAGCGAAAGATGTAACAACACCATTTACAGCAACATCCAAATCATAAATGATGCTTGTAAATGAAATTGGTTTTTGAACAATACCATTAAGAGCGATGACGGTCTTTTCATCTCTCTTGTTCATTGTGAATCTATGCTGGTTACCAGCAGCAGTTCCAGGTTGGAATGTTACTGCAATACCCTGTCTAGCATCGGTAATATTGGTAGAGATGAAGAACTGGTTATTATTGTTCTTAACAATAAAGACCGTGCCAGGTAGAGATGTATGTCCATATCCAGTAACATATTGCAATGCACTGGCAGCAACACCAACGATATTTGATCCTGGATTGTAAGAAACTTCTTCAGTATTAGAGAAGAAGTGTTTGAAACTGATTAGACCCGTGCCAAAATCAAGTTGATTGGGGTTTTGTGGGTTTAGATTTCTCTCATAGATTGGAGTTCCCTGATATTTAAGATCAAAGCTTCTGAGATTTCTATTGTTGATACCCAGATATGTGTTCTGAGTAACATTTTCAAATACCTTACCGTAATCAAATGAACCAATACCAGCAAGAGTACCGTTAGGATCAGCATCTTTATAAAGAACTTCGTTGTAAGAATAAATGCTTACCATTCCAGATACACCTGCATCTGGATAGAATTCTAGATTTAATTGGGTTCCACTAAACTCAGCACCAAATGTACCGATTCCAGTAGTTGTTCCAATGGCAGCAATTGGTTGCTGTGAAATAAATGTGTCTCCTTTTTCGGGATCGGACATTACATAAACTTGATGTAATGTCTGTGTAGATCCAAAAGCAACATGAACTGTTGATTTGAACGCAAGATCGGTAAAACTAGTAACTCCAACAACCGTGGAAATACCTGTAGTTGCTGAGGATCCCACAACTACTCTTGCGGTCCTTTCTGTTCCTTCTGGAGTAAATTCTAGATTAAGGTGTCTGACTGTGGTTGTACCAAGTCCAACATTCTCAAAAGATACAAATTTACTTCTAACAGATAATGGAATTAACTCATTATGAATATAATTGATCTTGACAACTCCACTTTCGATTGAAGAAGTGAATGTTCCCATGAATGTTGGGGAAGAAAGACCACCAAGACTCTGACGAGTATTGAATGATGCCAACTCGGTCAGATAGGTATCTGTTCCATCATGTTGCAGAGCCAACTCAACATAATCTACCTTATTATCGGCATTGTCTACGATAACAAAGTGCCCAATACCAGCAACAAATGTATCTGTACTAAATCCAGTGATTTCTGTTGTTGTTCCAGCAGAAACGGTAACATTAGCAGAAGAGTTTACTACATTGCCAGTATTGACTGAACCAATACCTACATCAGAAGCAAATCCTTGCTGGAATGCCTTAATATCATAGTTGGTGTCAAATGTCTCATAAGGTTTGATTCTTACCTCAGTAATATTGTCATTTGCATTAAAGAAGGCAAAGAACTCTGCATATCCAGTCGCAAGTCCAACATTGTTAGTATTGTTTATCTGAGATTTCTGAAGTAGATAAGTATTGCCTTCAATTGCAACTAGAACAACTTCGTTGAACTGATATTGATTGTTGAGTGGATTCTCAGCATCATGAGAAGTGAGAATCAGATATCTTGCAAAGTTTCTACCAGCAACGGCCGCGGCGATAGTTCTATCATCGCTTAAATCATTAGATTCGTTGCTAACAAACTGAGGACTGATGTCATCATGGATAAGAACTCTATTTGTCTTATTGAGAATAAAATCTGCAAGTCTGGTAGATCTTAGTTCTACGAACTTGGAAACATTATTAGAAGAATCTACATCTCTAGCAAGGTCAAAACCATAAATTGCATCAACTCTTAACGGATCGCTAATAAAGTCAAGAACAAATCCACCAGCATCATCTGCGGGTCTTGTTGATTCTCCAGCATCACCAACAGATAGAATTTGAGTATTAGCAAAGTTTTTCAGTCCAGCGGGGTGGACAATATCATTTACATAGGTAATAATCTCTTCGTATGTCTTATCACTTTCAATTGCATATGACAAGTTTTGATAATAATCATTATCGGGAAGGAATTGATTACTATCACCGATCAATCCAATGTTATCAGACCATCCAATAGCAGTATCAATTGTAGAATCGATATCATAATAACCATCGAATACAGTGACACTATCAACTTCAGCACGGTCACCACTATTGGTTCCTACGAGAAGATCGTCTGCTTCCAGAGGTCTAGCACCCTCAATAATCATAATACCAGTATTGGTATCAATAGATCTCAAAATCAGATCAGTAGATGGGTCATCATTTCTTCTGAGAGGTTCGTTTTTAGAGAAAGGTGAGAAAGCTTTAGAGCAACTAAATTGTGCTAAGTTGCCTGCCTTTACAATTTGACCAAAACCAGGAACTACAGTTGCACCAGTACCAACATTTGTTGTGAGTCCAGTATATTTAAATGATACTTCTCTTGGGTTTGTTGCCGAGTTATAATCATCAATTTGAAAATTGACAAACTTATAGTCTCCAGAGTTAAATCCATCACCATCACCATTAAACTGAATACCCTCAAGGAATACTGTTTCACCAACAGTAAATGGTTCATTGACATAACCAAGAACAGGTGTAGTAATCTTACATGTAAGAACACCAACATCGGAGAATGCCTGAATAATAGAAATTCCGTTACTGTTTTGCAGAGGAGCGACACCATAGTCGTTTCCTGTCAATCCTCTAGGTTGTACAACAACTTGAGCCGTGTTTACAGCGGAATCACTAAGATCGCAAGTAAGCAAACCATTTTGTACAATTTCTCCCGTTGACTTATCATACAACGCAAGAGAAGGTGCGTTCAAGTAGGATTTACCACCAAAAGTAACTTCAACATCAATTACTCTATTTGCATTTTTTACAAATACTGTTCTAGGTAAGAATGCGTCTGGTTTCAGAGTATTATCAGAGGGATAACCGTAAACATCCGTAGGAACAGTCACGCTATCCATTCTGTTGATGTCTGGTCCAGAAAGGAGGAGATTAGCACTAATTCCACTGTTTCCAATAGATGTAACTGCAGGAATCTTCTGATAACCAAATCCATTATTAATCAAACGAATCTTTGAGATACCACCAGTTGCACCAATAGATGTTGTGGTGTAGAAAAGGTCAGTGCAATCTCCTACAGAGTAATTAGATTTTTCTGGATCCACAGAGAGAGTTGTCGTAAACTCTGTCCCCGCAACACCAGTTACATTATATTTTCCATTAAATGCACTATCAATGAAACCAATCTTGTTATATGCTACAACCCCAGTATCCGAGGTTGACATATAACCACCTTTTTCCAAACCATAATAAACTTCGCTTGTAAACGAATTATTATAATTTAATGTCAATTTAGCCATGTCAGATGGAACTGTAGTTCCAAGTCCAACCGTATTGACATTGACAACCTCTAAATTATCCGTAGTTCCACTTCCTACAAACTCATTGAAGTAATTGCTATCGTAGAAGATTTTTAATTTACCACCAAGAAGTGATGGATCGTTCAAATTAAATACTACATTATTATTTTTAGTTATCTGTAGAGGTGGATTGATTGGATTTATTGTTTGTCCCGTAGATCCAACGCCAGTTACATTTACAACTTCTGGAGGATCTAAGAATAACTGACTTCTAGAATCTGATAATTGGAACTGATCATTATCAACCTTCAGGACAAAGTATGCTCTTTGGAATAACCTATCGGGAAGAGTATCCTCAATACCCAAAGCACCATAGGCCAAGACTTTGAATCCAGTTTCCAAACCATGATCAGAAATAGTGAAAGTATTTGTTACCGTATTGACACCCGTTGTGGGTAGATCAATAGGATTAATAATTAAGTTATTATCTAATAGTTTGACTGTAATATCTTCATTTGGTCCAATTCCAGTGGTAAGACCAGGTTTTACTGTGAGGTTTACTCTATCACCAATACTAAGATTATGTGCGCCAGTGGTTTGAACAGTTAATTCACCTCTTTCAACATCAGAAGTTTCCTGATTATAATTTGTCTGGAAATAATAATTTGCAGCATCATCACCAGTGTTAGTGAAGAAGAGCTCTGCGCCATCAGGAGAGGTCTTAAGACCAATCGTAGTGGAAGTCTTACGAACTGCATATAGACTTGATCCAAGAGCACTGGGAGCAGTATAAGGACTAATTGAATCAGTAGCATTGATTACTGCATTTCCATTTTTACTGAATGTGACTAAATCATTAGTTTTAAGATCATGCTCACCAATATGAATAGATTGTGAGATAATTGATCTAGTTTTAGTTACTCCATTCAATGAAACATTTACGGATGTGGAGAAACCAACTGTGGTTCCAACTCCAACAGACTCTTTAGGATTGAAATAATAAAATTCTTGGAATCTAGAATCAATTGGGGTAGTTTCTTTAAGTGGGAAACTAAACTCGCTAGTAAAATAGGTAACAGCAGCACCTACAGCAGCTGTAGCAAATCCAGCATACCTTTCTACTCTAAGAATTTTTTCACTTGGGAATGCGTTAAGAATACGCATTGTTTCTGTTCCAATCCCGATAGAATCACCAGCGGAAACATTTGGTGGAACAAGATTGACTTTTAAATCAGTAACAATTCCAGAATATCCATCTTGCTCAAGATTTGTAAAATAAGGAGTTACAGAAATTTTGTGGAATTCTTCTATACCAGAAACAAATGTGCTGACACCAGTAATTCTTACAAAATCATTTTCCTTAAACTCATGATATGGGGAGATTTTAAATGTTGTTCTTTCTCTTCCTACCTTAAACGGCATATTCGAGAAAGATACAATCTGACTACTTACTTTAGCAATATCCGCTCCAAAAATTTGTTGAACTTCTGCAGAAACTCCGCCGCCATTAGTTCCAGTCTCATCAAAAACAAGTTTATCATTTACACTATAACCAGATCCACGGAAAGATACATCAATACTGGTAATTGAACCAACACCTAAACTATCTGGTCTTGCTTCTTGGTTATTGGTTTTGTAAGGTTGGAAGACATAATCATATACCTTACCATCGCCAAAGATGTTATATGGGAAGGTGTTTCTTACCAACTTAGAACTTTCAAAGTCAAAGTTGGTCTGATCAATTACCAAACCCCTAACAGTGTTTTCTGGAATGGCAAAACTACGGAAAGTATCTCCGATGAAATATGGGAAGAGTGGTTTATTGATATTATCTACAGACGCAAAATATGCATAAACGCCTTTAGGAAAGTCGGGAGTTTTGGTGAACTTACCATTATGTTCATCAAGATCTCCAGATCCGTCGTAAACATAATCCTCAATCAGTGATCCATACGGAAACTCTGAAATAGGAGGACGATTTTCAATATTTGTAGCATTAATATTATAACTAGTCACTTGTCTCTTAACATCAGACTGGATGTTATCAGGATCTTCTAATCCATATGGACCGTAAATTGGATTGCCATCATATGCCCAACCAATGATAGGAGAGTGGCTAGATCCATCATCCTCAAAGAAATTTCTGATAGAGTTACCATAACCAATATAGTTGACTGCAACACCATCCCCAAAGGGGGCAAGGTAATCTAATTCGGTATCATTGAGTCCATATGACTTATTAATCAATAATGGTCTTAATGCTGCCTCAAGTCTTAAGTTGCTTCCTACTGGAGTGATTGCTACTGAAGTAGTACTAGCAGCATATCCAACACCGCCAGAAATTACCTTAACCTCAGTAATATTACCAGTGTCATTTACAATTGCTCTGAGAACGGCACCGTTAGCCTCTGTGCTAGCACTAGAAACTTGAATATCAGGAGGACCAGAGTAACCACTACCACCAGCTTGAACAAATGCGGTAATAATTCTACCATTAGAGAAAATCAGACCAATTTGACCTAAAGATCCTCTAGGAACAGAAATAGTTGGCGGATTGAGGAAATTAATAATTGTAGAACCATAATTAGCTCCTGGTTCGTACAGAACTACATCTGTAATATCACCTCTTACAATTGGTGTTGCTGTGAGTTCCTGTTCCTGCTGATCTTCGGTTAATACCTTAACAGTACATTGAATTTCGGGATATTCAAATCTTTGAAGACCAGATCCATGAGAATCTAAGAATGCATGGATTCTCTTATCGTAATTCGTATCAGTAGGTAATACATCGCCCTTATTACCAGACTCTGCTAATCTAAAAGAAGAGTCGCTTAATCTCAATACTTTATATTGTTTTGTTGTGCTTAATCCAGTGATACCAGTGGTTTCAAAGGAATAATTTACAATATCTCCATCGACAAATCCGTGATTCTCAAAATACACACTATCAGCAAATGTATTGATACCTACGGGTTTTACATATAATTTTCTACTTGCATATCCACTACCACTATCCTCAATATTGATTCTAGAGATTGTTTTCTTCTTCTCAAAAGTTCTGAAGATATGCTGACCACTATTGCTAGATGCAGCATCTTCTGAGATAGAAATTGTATTGATTCCTAGAACAGAGTCGGATTTTGAGTAATGAAGGAATAGAGAGAGATTGCCAGAAGATCTTACATAGTAATCTTGACCACTCATTAGGGTCAACTCATCTTTTGATCCACCAGTAGTAGCAATACCTAAATTGCTATTTCCATTGCTGTCATAAACAATTCTATTGCCAGTTACTAAATTGTGATTGGATCCAAAGGTAAACCTGTCATTAACTGCCTCTACATTGCCTCCAGAAAGGGTGCTGATGCCGCTAAAGGGAATCTCACGGTATCTTTCCTCAAGTAATGCTCTACCACGCGCTCCAGAACCATTACCTCCAAATATTTGAACACTAATAACTTTATCAATGTCAAAGTCTACTGGATCAACAAAAACGGCAGAAACCGTCCCTGCAACAGAAACAATACCTCCAGCAGTATTCGCTACACTAACTGTAGAATCAGTAATAGTGATATTTGGAGGATTTTGAACATCATATCCAGTACCACCACTTAAAACATTAATGGCACTTAAAGGACCATAGAAAACCTGATCTTCTCCCTTATAATTGAGAATTTCAAGGCCATTAACAAGCATACCCGTATTACCATCTGCAGTAACCTCAGATGTTGTCTGTGCTTCTTTTCCACTCTTGAGATTTTGCTCTAGAGTAAATCTACGAATAGGTCTAGATGGAAAAATCTCTCTTTTTCCTTGAGATGCAAGAATAAAGTCATGAGTTCCTCCAGATCCGATTGGATTGAAGTATTCGGGTAATTGTGCCTTAATAAAGGCACGAGATGTGTACAATTCAATCCTATTAGCAGGATTAAGTACTTTTACAAAGTAATTCTTTTGCTCAAGACCACTAATAGCAACTGTTCCCTCTGAAGGAACATATGTAATCTCGTCACCAGTTCTAAACGGAACATCATTGGTAAATGCAAGTGTAGAGTATGCATCTTCTACACTATTGTAGTTGTCAAAGTTTCCAAGAGCGACAGTAGGGGCAATTAATGTGGATCTAATTTTATCTGAATTAATAAGATAACTAGGAAGAGAACTAGACGCTACATAACCCTCTCTTTTGCCAGTTGCAGATTCATTTTCAGTTTCAATATAAGAATTATTAATATCTGCCAATAATTGATCTTGTCCACCCTTAATAGGGACGGTTGAAGAACTTGCTTTGAATTGGACTCGACGAATATCGTATTTTAATGAAGAATCCAGTGTAGGAATGTTACCAGAAAGAGTAACAGTGTTTGTAGAAGTATTCACCGACGCAACAGTCAGTCCAGTTGCTGCAACTAACTCAGAATTTCTATTAACAATATCAACTTTATCATTTTTACGCAAACTACTCTTATCAAGGGTTCCAGTCAGAAGAAAACTGGATCCACCGAAGGAATCAATCTCATATCTAGTAGATGTATTGTAAACCCAGGAATTGAAGAAAATTTCTTCGTATCCTCTGTTGATTTCTGGGTTATCGATCAATCTACCCAGGTTTCTAATTCTAATAGATGAGTCATCATCAAGGCTTGTCAAAACCTCGTTTGAGAGGAATTTGTTAAGTACACCAGTGACCTTAAATTCTACTCTTTTACTAGAATCTCCTTCCTCAAAACCATAAACGATGTTAGGAGCAGAAATATCAGTATTATTTTTAATTGTATCCTTAACTGGTGGAGATACCTCAAAGAACTGATTAATACTCTTCTGTCCATAAGTGTAAGTTGTTGCTCCAATAGACAGAGTGCCTGTGCTAGAGAATCCGATTGTGGAATCAACTGTAAGTACAGACGCACCAATACCAATGTCACCAATATTTCTAGTTTTACCAGGAACTACGAAAATACCATCAGTAAGTGATCTTTCATCAAAACCAGTAAAGAGTGATAATTTAAAATAGTTGTCTCTGATGTTGGAAACTTCAGAAATAGGACCAGATGCCGCATTGAACTTATCGTTCAGTGGATCATTGTCCTGATAGAGAGTTTCACCTACAAGTTTTGCGGGGTCTCCAGAAATTAACTCAAGAGAGAGTGTTTTTCTCCTTACATAGTTTGCATATGAGGGTTTGATGAGATATTTCTCAAGATCGTTGATTTTGGGGTCAATTCCAAATAACGCTTTGAAGAGAATCTTGAAAGAATCCTCAGTTCCCTTTGATTCATATAAACTTCTCGCTTCTTTAATGAAATTATTAATATCCAGTTGAGGTGACAGGTTCACTCCTTCTAAACCAGGAGCATACATGGACTTCAATTTCTTGTAGAACTCTTTTAGGAAAAGAGCACTAACATTCTGAGCAGCGGCACCACTAAGATGCTCTGCAGCAACAGTTTGCTGCCAGACTAAATTCCCAGGATTATTAGGTGCAGAGTAGGAACTAATCCCGCTGAACCCTCTCGTACATCCAGTAAAACTAGTTTGAGTTTTTTGGTCATAGGTTATAATCTCATTATCAATCTTAATTAGACCATGTTTATCGGGATATCCATCCGTGCTTTCTACTGTGAGTACATCATCAGTTGCAGAAATGGTATTTGTTAGTGTTGTCCCGCCTCTAATTACATCTACAGTAAGATTATCAATTTTGATGTATGCATCAATATTCTCAGCAATATCTGCAGGTCCACCTTGGTAATCCTGTGAGATATAATACTGAGTTAAAAAATCAACAAACTTTGGATTTTCCGATATCGCAAATTCGGGTATAGATTCAGAAATAGTCTGATATGTCTTTACCCGTGGGCTTAATGGGGAGTTTGTTTCTATCATCCTACTGTCTGATTAGCGATCCGTTGGAGTAGCTAGATGTGATTTGGTATCCAATGCCAGAAATTTGCTGGCCAGAAGAAATCGTGTCTCTCACGATATTTATCTCAGAATTTGATAGATCTAGACTGAGGTAAATATCTTTCAATCCGATAACATCATTAGATTCTGGGTATGCCTGCACTTCAACAATGTTATCATTTTTGACTGTAGAGGTAATAGTGACGGCGTTAAGTAAAATTTCACCTTTTAAGTAATCTACTGTTCCTGCAGATTTGATAACAACCTCTTCAGATTCACCTTCCAGTTTTGCGGGTTTGAAAATAGCAATATCTCCAAATTGACCATCACCTCTAGGGATATCGGTCAAATATACAAATTCAGGATCACCTGCAATTGTGAATCCCGTAGACTTGACTGTTCCCCCTCCAGGTAAGATATGGAATTGGTTTCCGAAGCATAATTCATATTGAGCAGTCGTATCGGCAAGAACTTTAAGATCTCTACGAATTGTTACCTTTGTAATATTGGATGTAATTGAATTATTTGTGCTATCGATGATATTTTGCGCTTCAGAATATTTAAATCTACCTCCAAACTTATTTAAATTTGTAGATTTACCATAAGTTTCCAAAGAAGCGGTAACTTCTGCTTTCAATTCGTTCTTATTATCAAAAATTGTGTTATTGTAGTAAACTGAAGTGTCAAGTTCGATGTATAAGATCTTCAGATCTTCGATTCTTTGATTAATACCAGCAATTGCATAACTCTTCAGACCATTCAAGATATTCTGCTTAGTAAAGTCAGACAAGAATGTGCCATTTACGGGTTTGATGCTCAAAACCACCGTTCCGAACTCTGGAGGGTCCAACTCTTCACCACCAACAACAGAAACTGACTCTGTATTTGCGTAAATTCTCTGAATGATGGCCTCATAGTCCCTAGGTGTAACCGCCCTGTTCTGCGCGGAGTACATTCTAGGTGCAAAGTATCGTATAGAGTCAACTGGCTCGATCTCACCGCCACTACGGGCGCTCTGAACAGTCGTTACATTGACTATATTGGTAGATACCAAAGAATTATCGGCATCATCACGAACATCACCCGAAAATATGAAGTTTTTGCCTTCATTACCGAATTTTCCATCGGTGACAATGTAACTAATTTCGACTGTATCGCCCTGTTCTAACTTTGAACCAAAAAGACCGTCTCCGAATAGTAATTCGTAGGTCTCATTTGGTGCTTCTTGTGTTAAAAATATATTTGAGTCTTTCGTAACGCCAATAATGTTGTCAACTTTGGAAAATGACAGTCCAGCAGTTGCTCCAGACTTTTTAACATTGACTCTAAGAGTGTCAATGTCAACATTTGAGTTGTCAATGATAAATCTTTGATCTGTGCTTCCGTTTACGAGGAAAGATTTTGTTAAAAACGATCCTTGAAAGACTGTAATATTATTAAAGTTTGCTGTACGCGGAGGATTTGACCCAGCAGTGCCTCCTGCGTCGATTGGACTGCTTGCAACGATGTCTTCTGGGATAGAAAACACATAAGCCGTATTATCAACACTACCAACAACAACTAATCCATTCTTCAGACTGACAGTTGTGCTGTTTCCGTTGAATTTAAACTCTAAATTGATGATACATTCCGCTGCTTTACGCGATCTGGGAACATACCCGATGTTTCTTGCAAGAGAAACGACATTTTCTCTCAAAGTTGCTGAATCCAAGAAGGATTCATTGGCAACCATATTGCTATTGAATGCCGTAATGTAAGTATTGTACGCTAAAATATCAATTAACAGGGACATATTCGATCCCTCAAAGTCAAAATCAGCAAATTCTGAGTTTGACCTCAAGTAATCCTTAATAGAACCCTTAATTTGGTCGAAATTTAGATTAGTGTACTTAAAAGATGGCATTTTCTTACCTAGTTGGCTCTAAAATAAACTGAAATTCTTGCCTAGGGAACTCATCACCAACAATATCGTAGTTAATTAAGATATCAAATGCATTATCATCAGGATTTGGACGCACTACGACCTTAGTATTTGCTATCCTAGACTCATAATTACTCAAAACATCAAAAATTTGTTGAGAAATTAGGTTCGCTGAACCAAAATCAACAAAATCAAACAGTGAACTGGTAACATCAGTACCAACAGTATCCTGAAAAGGTCTTTCTCCAGGGATTGTTTGGACCAAATTCCTCACAGCACGCTTAATCGCATCCTCATTCCTAAGAACTTGGATGTCACCAGTTACAGGGTGTGCTTTAAAGGACAAACTAATGTCCTGAAACGCCTGTGAATTGGTTTCAGGCATGAAATGACACTATATTTCAAGCTTATTTATAGGGTCTCTAGGTCAGTATCTACCTCTTCGGACAATAAGGTTTGTCTTTTGAGATCTTTTTTGCCTTCACCCACTACTTCGCGAAGCAATTTCTCATGCTGATGGGCAGCAAGATTGTCTAAAAAGTCGCTTTTTGGTTCTGTCATAGTTAGATTCCTATTTTGCTATTTATTTGGGTTGTCATGATCAAAATGATGAGAGTATTGATCATCAATATCTGCCATCAGATTATCATTAGATCGTTGTTCCTCTTCTGTCTCCCAGAAATACTCATCAGTATCGCCTAAGCGACCCCATCTAATACCATTCTCTACTTGGAAGTATTTTGTACTTACCTTAAAATCAGGTGTCTTAGGATTCTCTGGTGTAATTGACAGATCATAGATCCGAGTTCGGTTATTGGGATACAAACAGAACTGGCCATTATCCAACTCAATACAGTTATGTGATTTGTGTTCGTCAGGAACTTCACTCACATTACTATTTGTAGTATCACAATCTGGATGATAGTTGTCCAGAGTGAAGCAGTATTCGCCCCTCATTGATCCAAAGTTGCGTGTGCGTACCTCGAAGTCCATTGACCCGATAAACTGCTTCTCAAGGCATCTGACGCCATAGTCCATGCAGTTCCAGAACTGTAGGTTAGGGAGATCCAGATCGGGCGTCGGCGTTTCGGGGCGCGACAAGAATGCAGAGATAGGGAGTTTGTCAAACATTGCTCCATACTCAGGTAAGTATGTCTCAAAATAAAAAGCGCGTCCAGGAATCGATTTACACGATACCCAAACGCCCTCTACAAACTCACCAAATCCATCTTTAAGATCTCTAAGGTATTCTTTACGAACCCAGACCTTTTGTGAAGGAAGATTGATGATAAGTTGACTCATTTTTTACCTTGTCCACGATACCTTTTACGAGCCGCGTTCGCGCTCGTCGCGCTAAGTTTTGTATGCTTACCGTTACCCTGCCGAGTTTTTTTGGGGGTTGCTTCAATAAATGTGCCACCGAGCATCGATTTTTTAATCTTGGCCATGTGTCTCCTTCATAATATGTGAAATGTTGCTTGGATGAGGAGTGCCTGTCTGATAATAAGAGTAGGCATACTCATCCATTATATCCATGAACTCGTCTTCACTCACATCGGTGTGCCTCTCAGCACCATCAACATAGATTGTGTAGACTGTCATCGTTATCAGATAACCCGAGTCTTCTCGTGACCGACCCTGATACGGGGATCACACCAGATCTCAAATCCTGCTTCGATTGCATCGAGACAGAAACTCACATCCTCTCCACACATGTCTTGTACATCGCCAGACTCAAAGACTTGCATCTTAGGAGCGAACCAAGGATACTTCATCTCCTCATGCTCAAAGACTCCATTCTTAATGAGCACCCATCCGAAACCTGTGTAGTCTACGGTGAAGGGCTTCTTACGCTTCGTCATTGTCTCACCAGTTTCGTGGTTCATGACGCCACCGTTATTACGGAAGTCGCCTTCATCCAACCAATGAGCAACAGATGTAGTACGACCGTCTTCAGTCATGTACCAACCAGCAGCAATGTCCTGATCCATCAGAACAAGTTGCAGGAACTTCTCAGTATTGAAAACAATATCCGAGTCAATCCAAAGTTGATAGTCATACTTCAACTTGCCGTCCCAGGGAACCTGATCAGGACCCCGAAGGACATTTGCTCCCAAGCACTTACAGCGGGCGAAGTTCACCATACTGCTGTAGTCTTGTGAGATCTGAATACTCGCGCCCATCTGAACCAAGTCAAAACTCAGTTGAAGGAACGACTTCATGAATGTATATGAACAACCCCTACCAGGAAGACAGAATACAATTGCTTTCCCCCTAAGCATCTCGCGGGCAGCATCATAATCCCATTCAGGTTCTGCGTCTTTCTTCTGGGGCGCTTTTGCTTTTACAGTAAATCCTTTAGCCATAATGATTAATTACGCTTCATCATTCTAACAGTTTATATAGTCCTAGTCAATAGGACGAATCTGGGTCAACAGGGCCTCGGACCATCTCGACTTCGTGGTCTGTCAGGTCGATTTCACTATTAATAATTTTCTTCTTTAATTCGTCTGGGGTCAGACTTGCAAAGATACACTTCTCTCCATCATAAACATGGAAGATTGTCTCACTCATCATCATAGTCCTCTTCAAGGAACACTCCATCAACATCTAGATTCATCACAATCTCCGTACCCTCATACCAATCTAACTCATTACAGAAAGACTCTGGCAGACTCACGACATATTCATCCGTTACAGGATCGATCCTTACAGTAGTTGAAATTCTATGCGATTTTTTTTCCATACAGTGGACCTGGGAGTCACTCTTATATATCAGAATTTTTTTTTATTCACTTGATATTGAGAGGTCGAATTCGGTTCGTTGTAGGTTACAAGGACCCATCGAATTTAAACCACTGTCTGATAACAACTGTGTGGCACTAAGTGATACTCAGAGTGTCATGATGTAGGTCCCCCTCAGTGATACTCAGAATGTCTCAGATTGTCTATGAGTTTGTGTTAGTTGGCTGGCATGAGATTGGATGTTCTGGGTGATGTCCTCCCTATTATACCATGATGACTGCCTGATTGCCAATTGTGTCCTGTCTGTAACATAAAAATCCTGATACTTGACAGACTGCGAGTCTCATGGTACGCTCGCTTAGCTAACATCGTGAGAGCACATTAATTCAAAGATTTAACTCAACGAACAAAACACACACATATATTTTTTAATACATTTATTTAATTTCCGCATCACTCACTCAGAGGCACTTCAGTGACACTCAGAGAGCATTTAATTGGTCTCTCTACGACTTATCTTATCTTGATACGCAGGGTACACACAGAGGCACACTTGTGTCTCTCCGTATCTACCATTGGACGGATAGCGTTTAACACAGACGGTGACATATTCTTCAGAAATGAAGTTAATTACGCCGTCCAATCCGTCATAGGAAACTGACTCTCCGATGGTGAACATGATGCCACTAGCTGATGATCTGTTGAGTCTAATAAGTCTGTGATATGTGTTGGCAATTCCCCTCTAGATTGCCAGGTCTGTCTATACTGAATGATCAGTGCTCTCAGCATACTCAACTGAGTGTGAGATAGTTCTACTTTGACCTGTAAGGGTTGTGTCATTTTTGGCGCTGTCCAATTGTTGATAATAGATGACGATCTGTTTGTATAACTCTTGATCGTAATTAATCATCGGGGGCTTTACCATGATGAGAGACATTCAAGTTTAACAAACGAGGGCACAGATTCTTCAACGGAGATATCTTCGTCTAGAATTGTTTGCCCTTGTTTATTATACCACATCTCTTCTGGAATGTCATCCATGAGTGCTTCGATATGCTGATCAAAAAGTTTGTCGATTTTGCTCATGGTTAGTTCCCCTCTGTTGAAAGAATTTCCAAATCGATAACATCGATATCCTCTAGCATTATATCACAAATGCGGGCGATTTCCTTTTGTGAGGATGCACCGAGTTTGAATACAAATGCAGGACTATCAAACCTCAGAATACTGAGATTGATGAACTCTTCATATTTAGCGATAAAGTTAGAAACTCGTGTGACGCTATCATTATCAAATTCAATCGCAACCTCAGCAAAAGAATCAGAATGAAAATCGATCCCTTGAGATAGTTTTTCGATTGAGAGTTTGCCTTTGTGGGACATGATGATTGCGTGTGATTTTGCCATTGGATCTTGAATGTAGAGGTTAAGGTGAAACAATTAAATCAAGCGAAGGTGTAACCAGATTCAAACTTCTCATTGACATATACATTTTTGCCGTTGATAGCACCTGCAAACTTTCTTACATACCAGATAAAATCTTTCTGAAATACACCTTCACCAGCAATGCAGAATTCATCGCAAAGTGCATTAAGGCGAGATTTTGTGGTGTTGGACTGCCAACCGCCATCAAAGATCGTCATGGTGTCATCAGTAACCTCTGCAATTTTGTTGCCATGAAGTCGAACAATAGAAGTCTGAGTTTCTTCGTTAAAATGAACAGTTGTGTTAGATGATGACCAGTCGCGGTTGCTTTGAACAGCGGCGTTCATGTTGGTTTCGATTTTACGCATGATGAGAGAAGAGAAGAGAGTTAAGAGGCGGGAGAGGTGCTGTCCCCTCCACTTCTATAATATAACCGCTTTGGCAGCATTTCACAAGGGGGTGTGTGCCACTTTGCCAACTGGTTAGATCAGACTTTCCATTGTGATGCCTTTGTCGTAAAATGCATCGGCTACCATACCACAAAGGGCAGAAACCTCAAAATCACTCATCTCCCACAATTCTCCCGCAACTTGTATATTCTCCTGAATTTGTTCGGAGAGTGTGAGCATCTCAGTCAGTTGATCTTGTGACATTAATTGATCGTGCAAATGTTGTTTGATAAGAGACATAATCACATACCGTTCATGAAGTCGTGCAACTCTTGATGATATTGTTCTTCGGTGTCAAATTGACGACCGTGAATAACACAAGGGAAAGTTTTCTTTTGAAACATTGTAGAAGCAACTTCTACATCTTGTCGATCATATCCCATTTCGACGAGAGTTTCAACATAAGGGTTTGAAATAGTCATTTTGTGTAAATCAGAGAAAAGTGTGTAAGTTTTAGTCATCGAGTGATTGTGTAGCGTCGAAAGCATCATAGAAGAGATCAAATGCTTTTTTGTCATAAACAAAAGAATCGATTCCAGTTTGATCAGCGATCCAATCATATGCCATATCAAGATCGGCAGAGTTATCAAAAACGAAAGAATCGAGACCCTCTAGAGCAGAGAGAAAAGCGGGATCGGTTGCGATCTTGCCTACGATGCCTTTGGTGATCATGTTTGCTTTGTTTTCCATACTGTAAGTATGGCACAGATTTTGGGGTTTTGGGGCGATGAGTGGACACCTTGTGCGGTGTCACATGTCTTGCATCATTTTCTCGATTGTTTCGTTACGCTCTTGAATGACATCAACTAAACTAGAATCCATGAGATCAACAACAAAATTAGCCCCAAGAATAACAATGAGAAGAGTGAAGATAATACGCATGATCAAAAAATGTTTGTCCAGGATGAATGTTGTGCTGATGATATTCTACCGTCTTCCAGTAGACCATCACAAACACGGCAGAAAACTTCAAACTTATCTAATCGTGACATATTAGGATCAACACCTCTTGCAGTGTCACCAACTACGCGAATGAGATTTTTTTTAAGCATGATCAATAGTGAGATTCAGAGTCAGTTACAAATGAGAGATAGTGATAGATTCGTGGATAACATTTTGCATCCATGTCATCATCATCTCTGTCTAGAAAATCATACAAATAGCGAAGGCGATTGTATGGGTCTGAGAGATGCTTTTCGACTGCTTTGTTCATAATAAAAAAGAGAGTGAATTGTGATCAGAAAGGGCAAACCCATGATTCATATTGCTTCATGGTGATATAACCTTCTCTACAAAGTAGATCGGTATATACACCCCAAGCGAAGCGCATTGCGGGTTTGTCGTTGAGTTTTTCCTCAACAGAGACAGCGAGGAAATTTGCTTTTGCTTCTCGTTTGGTCATGGTGCGGGTTCCTTTGTTTTCCATACTGTTAGTATGGCACAAAAAAACCGCCCGTGGGGCGGTTAGTGGACACTCTGTCAACTGTCTTAGCTGAACGCTTCCATGAGCGGATTTAGGTTAAGTTGCATTGCGGTGAATGGTGTTGTATCATCAATGTTCACAATCTTGCCTACTTTCTTTGCATTAATGGGTGCATGGTATTGTTGTTTCTTTGTGGCATAAAAGCCCCAGATTGTGCTAACTGCATCGCTACTAAAAATGTACTCACGATGATGCAATAACCAAATACCCAGCACACCATTTTTGAAAGATTTGACGGAGTATGAATATCCTTCGGGCGGTTCATGAATAAAATCAGGCGGTAATTCTAGTTCCATTTAGTCAGATAGCATTGACTCACGCTTACAAATAACGCCGCCATTAATGGCAGACTCAACATAACGCTTTTGCCAACCTTCAAGATCTGTTGACACCTCATCTTCATTCTCCCAGAAATCTTGCCAATCAGCGGCAGAATCTGTCACATCTTGAATGTTACTCATGATCAGAAATCTCTGCTAGTTTGGACATGATTGGTCTAAGATCCTGCTCTTCAGCATCACTCAGATCGATATACATTTGTTCAATGCACCACAGAATCAAATCTGCTTGACCAGAGGTCAACTCAATAGTGCTAAATGTGTCGGTTGTCATTGATCGAAATAGAAAGACAATAGTATTTAATCAGCATGCCATTGGCATATATTCAGAGCGAGGCATTTTTTCGGTGTTGTAGTTAGTAACCTCAGCACCGTTAGCAATACGCTCACACCACTCATTTTTAGCATCAGTCATAACAACTGTGCTGTATGATTTTTGACCAGTAGCGCGGAAAGTAACACGCTTGTTAAAACGCTTGATCACAACTTTCATGCCTTTGTTGTCATCAGCCTCGGCAATAAATGCCTCAGGGAAGAAATCAACGATGGTGGCGGAGTTTGTGAGTTGCATGAGGTGTGTTCCTTTGACTCTCTTATAATACAGGAAAACGGGAGCGTTTCAACCGATAGTGGACAGTTCGGGCACTGTCACACTGAAACGATTTAAGTATTGTTTAGAGTATAAAGTACGGTTTCCATGAATACCCCAACCCAACCAATTATATGCATGTTTCATATAGAAACCGATTGATTGATCTTCACTTTTGAGATAAAGTTCATAACGAGTCCACTGAGGTTCGTTAACCATGTAACGCAATTGTGTGTCGATCACATTAACATTGCCACCATACTTTTCAGCAAACTTACCTAAACCACGATAACGATTAGGTGTAGTCCACTGAATCAAACCAAACCCACCACGGTGACAATCATGATAACCAGTTCTAAATCCACCTTCACAAATAAGAGTGTCAAATCTAGACTCTTGTTGAATATTACCCATCACAACAGCAAGTGCATTTTTGCTGCGAATTCCTCTTGTTTGGAGAAACTCAAGTGTTCTTTTCTCGTTCGGTGTGCAATCAACACATTGAACAATTGGAGCGGGGGGGAGATCGTACAAAATCATAAAATTAACTTGCTAGATGAAATACAAAGTAAAAATGTTAACATAAGAACCACATCCCATGATTTAGTTCTTATAAAGTACGGCACCGAAATAGCGTCGGCCGTTAACATCATCATAGCACCTACTGTTGCACTCACATGAAGAATTACGAAGTAGGAGATAATAACTAGAAAACTACCTATTGCTCTTGCAATGACATCAATTTTCATGCAATTTGTCTCCTGATGTTCTTCTCAATTTCTTTCAACCAACGCGCTTTTCCTGGCGTCTTTGATGTTACAACAACGGCACCATTAGGACCATGCCATGAATAGTGATTGCCATCACGATAAAGAGTGAAATCATAAGATTTCATCAATTTACGCAGATCCTTGTGTATTTTAGCAGACATATCAACGGATGTAAAGGTAACCACCTGCCCAATCTGCGCGATTGAAGCACTCTTCACGAGACGCAATCTCAAGCAAACGATAGCGAACAATCTTTGCAGGTGCTTTGAATGATGCTGCTTTGTAAACTTCACCTGTCTTTTGATCAACAAATGCATGCACGGAACGAGATCCGCCATGAGTTTCCATGATGATTTTGTGATACTTACGACCTGACTCAATATAAAACTTATAACCATCATCTTTGTTGTTATTACGACGCTTGAAATCTTCCATCAAACGATCACACAGAGTCAGAGTATGCTTACGGACATTAAGTCTGATTGTGTTTTGTGCGTCTCGTTGTGCAGCGAACTCAGCGAGGGTTTGGGTCATGGGGTTCTCCCTTGTTTACCCTCTTATTATAATACCCCACCACTAGAGCGGCAGGGTTCCTGTGCCAGTTTGTTTACTGGCGGCCTTCTCTAACTTTTTGCAGAGAGATAAGGCAGAATGATAATTGCGGCAGGTCTTAAATTGACCGCCGTTGTGTATAACAATGAATTTTTTGCTATTTGAAAGGGGCACAGCGGCAACTGTGCCATCTTTGCTGACATAACCACTAAAACTGACCTTTGCCTCTAATATGAGTGAATTAGTGGCATAGAATGACTGATAATTATCAGACATTCATGTTCACACGCATAATTTGAACATCACCGTATTGAGACTCAACTAGTTGCTTTGCACCTTGTGGATCTTGACACTGTACTTGCACGGTTTGCATACCCGTGTTAGCAGCATAGAATGTCACTTCAGCAGAACGATTGTTGTTTCCAAACATGATAAAAAAAGAAGAATTAGGTAGAGGGGACGGTAGTCATAATGACTTTGATTCTACCGTTAGGAACATCATTAGTAAATTGTTCCTCGGCAATGTTTCTATCCTCAGCAAGGATTACCATTTCTAGTGTGGGGCCGTGTCCATCAATTTGATAGGAGATTGTATGCTTGTGCTTCATTAGTTTGCGAATGAGTGAGCGGGAAGACCATCAACAAAGATGAGTTCAATAACTTTTTGTAGACGATTGCGTGTTGCCTGTGATGCTTTGCCACACAGAGGGACAGTCACAACACCATGAGATTTACGATAGTTAACGAGATCACCAGGGATAATCTTGCCTTCAGCAATATCTTGTGCATCATCTTTATGTAGACGAATGACACGACCGATAGTCTGTGCCATCTCAATGACAGGAAGATTGCGGAGCAAAATAGTATGAGTCAAACCAGGAACATTGATACCCTCAGACAGAATAGAATAATGGAAGATGATGAACTTTTTATCATCATCTTTGCCCCAATCAGTCAAAGTCTCAAAGAACTTGTCACGACCGACCTTCTCTCGATTGATATATGCACCATGCTTGGATGTGATATGCAAGATATCATAACCCATAGCGTTGAGACTATCGAGAATGTCTGTACGCGATAGCATTGCCCACAGAACACGAGTATTAGGAGCAGCAACTAGAATCTTTGCTGATTGTTCTTCATCAAGTTCGTCAATGATGTCTAGCACCATCTCACGATCGATGTCATGTGCGTTGTGCTTGTTACGAATAAGTTCTGTCTCATGCACAACTAACTCAGGAGGAATGATGCTGCCATTGTTGACAAGTTCTGGAGCAGGAACAGTCTCAAGAGTATCACCAAACACAACCTTATTGTTCATGCCGTTAGCAAAAGGATTGCGATTGTACTTTGGTGTGGCAGTGAAGAAATAAGCATTAGATGCAACCATGGATGTTGCAGCAACACCGACAAAGTGATTCTTTTGTACTGCATTGTGTGCCTCGTCACAATATAAAACATCAACATTGATGCCAGAATCAACAATCTTGTGAAGACTGTTGTAAGTAGTGAAGATCAGTTGATGTACACATACATGCATGCAAACATCATTATGACGCTGAATCTCAGCGACTTTAGTAGTCTTGAAATGCTCAGTCTCACCACTGTGAACATGCATCACAGTGAAATTGTTGTTGTACTCGTAACCGTCACGATTCTGCAAATACTGCATAAACTCGCTAGAAAGTTGCGAGGCTAATAGAATACGAGGAGCAACAATAACGACAGTTTGAGCATCAATAGCAGCATCGAGACGACGCACACAATCTTCCATCATGATGACAGTTTTGCCGCCACCTGTAGGAACATAGACGCAACCCTTGTTAGTATCAGCAATAGCAGTCAATGCGCGTTGCTGGTGGGGTCGGAGTTGCATCAGGTCTCTTTCGATTACTCTGTAATTATAGCAGATCCATATCCTTCCGCACATGCCCTTCAGACGCTTTGCCAACTGTCCTCCACCACGGGTGCTCCCACTCTGTTTTTTGATCCATATTATTTTCTACCCATCTTTTGAGAGATTCATATCTCTCTTTCCACATTTGTGCTTCGTCAGTCATTCTTGTCTAATACCTCGATATGTGAGAGAAACCGTGCAGGATGTTGAAACCATATTGATTGTGCAATATCCCATGAATCAACATCAACATGTTGATTATCTGACATCACAACTCTATAGTTATGCCTATCATATGGTTCAGGTGATGTGCATGTGAAATAATTGGGGTCACTGGGTTGAATCAGTTGCGTCATCTTCCTTTTTTCGATGGTTGTATTCTATCACAACCTCATCATGGATTGTGGTGCGTGTGGTGACAGTCTTTTCTTGAATAGTATAATCTTCCCCCAACAGTTTTGCCGCAGTGTGTAAGGCCCAGGCAACTTCATTCTCTCTAGTCATGTTTTTCTGATTTAACAGCGCCAAAGTATAGTTTATAATACTTTCCTTTTATGGATTGAATGAGGTCCATATCTTCCTTAAAACCAAGACATTTAAGCAGATGATATGACCCTTCTAATTCACTGATAAGACGCGCAATATTAGGAGAGGATCTTTCTAATCCACCAAATTCATACTTTCTACGCTCTATTGGATCAAATCCTCTACCCTTCACCACAGCACTCCATGGTGCATATAGTGGACCCTCATAATTCTTTGCCATTGTTCTTTTGCTTGTGATCATAAATTATTTCAATTTTCTTGTGCTCACTATGTAAGTCAGAACAACTGAAATATCTAACGCTCTTTGCATTTAATAGTTTGCCAATGCTATCTACTAAATTGTTTGCAATAACCTGATTAGTTGCCTCTCTCCAATCTTCAGTCATTAGGTCTTCCTCCAATTGCATCCCACATTTCCTGAACCATATCTTTAGGTTCTACAGTTCTTTTATGCATATCTGGATCAATACGATCTTTCCGTGAATTAATTTGTTCCTGTGTAGGAACTTCAATCCTTACCATTGTGCCCTCTCTGATAAATTCCTCATTCATATCGATATATGTTTGGGGTGTGATCTTTTCCATTATTGATAAATGTGGAACATCATACCATGATAACCTGAATTATATTTTTTGCCAGATCCTTTCATCTGTAAATGAAACAACTTGTTACCTTCTTCAGTGCGAAACTCTAGAGTTGTGTTGTTAAGTTTCCACTCACCGCCATCAATCTTATCAGCAAGACAATCAATGTCAAGAATCTTCATTGCACCTGTCTTTTTATTGTTCCAAATCATATAATTAACGGGTGTAGCGTTATAATCTAAACCCTTACGCACGATGATATCAAATATAATGGACTTATTAGCGTTCATGAAGTCCATGAAGGCGTCTCTAATCAGTTTCGGGATGTTGTTAGCGTAGACGCGATTTTGGCGTCTCTCAGCGTCACTCAGAGGTAGATCTTTATGCTTAAGATGAACCAAAGACTGACCAAGATTGTTAGGAACACCAAAGAACATACGGATAAAAGTAGCAACAAAAGTGTCCTTAAGGTCGAAGTATTCAATAAACTTGCGTGACGATAGTAACGCCACTTGTGTGTGGTTTTTGCTTACATTTTTGACAGAGTATGCATTAGCAGTCTCATTGTCATAGATGTCAACTTTAGTCTGTGGACGACCATCAACAACATGATCACCACCGAACCATTCATTCAAATAGGATGGCAAATCATGCTCAAATGCATGACCCTCAGCCTTGGCGATTCGTCCTGCTTCAGTTGCGTTCATGCGTGATCTGTTGTTGTTCATATTATAGCGAACGAAACAGACGAATCACTTCTTCTTAGGACGCTTCTTGAAGTGTCCATCCATCAGTGAATCTAATACAATCTCACCACCTTTCTCACTAGGTTCCCATAATGGTGACATTAAAGGGAATTGAGATGCATAAGGTGCGCCAAGTCCATATACTGCTTGACAGAAACTTTGATAAGGTCCAATCATTCTATATGGTTCATCTGACTCGTCTGTCATTCTCTGACGCAAGAAGAATTTATCATCTGCTTCTGCTTGATGTCTGAAATAATCGAGTCTAATGTTCTCTTCATCAGGAATAGTTTCCAACTTCTCATATACTTCTCTACGCTCAGTTGAGTGCAAATACTTATCTTCAAGTAGTCTACATGCTTTGTCTCTAGTAGAAATCCAAAAGTCAGATTGACGGTACTTTGTACCAAACTGCATATAGAATGACATCAGTGATCCTTGATCAATCTGTGCATCTCTCCACCTATCTTCTACTTCAAGACGCTGCAAATTATTACAGGGCCTATCATTATCACCAAAGATAAACTCACCCAGTGCCTCACCAATATCAGTCTCAATATAATTATTAAACCCAGTTAGATCATCATTAAGACCTAATGCGCGTCCACATCTAGCATATAATCTATTCTCATGAATACAATACTCAGATGTTTTATGATCTGACTCTAACTTTTTGTAAGAACAGTGTTTCTTGACAGCACAATGTGCATTGAAATCTTCTACTGCTTCCTCCTCAGTTGTCATGTCACTGTCATATGAATAGACCCAAGTCTGTGCATCTTGTGTAGGAATACCAGTCAGATATCCATGCTCAGTTGCAATATATGCAGTGTAATCCCAATCACCAGGGATCTTACGATTAACTGTTAATTTAGTATCAGTTGGATTAAATAACGCATCCTTGTATGCATCTTTATCAAACAATCCGCCACGCACACAATCAATTACGAAGTCAAATTCTTCTCCATCAATATATGCTTTCTTATCCTCAAATGTGAGTGATTCTACTCGCTTATCAACTTGATTGAGTTTGTAATGTTGATTTTTGACATTATCCCAATAGAATTCAACAAACTTACCCTCATCAATATGCATGGATACTTCAGTGGGATCGAACATGACAAAGAAGTTTTTATCAGTACGATTACCAAACCCAATAAACTTTAATCCAAGTTTTTGAGTTGCATCAAATCTCTTATGAAAGTCGAGTGTACTAATTGTGGTGTTCGTAGAAATAACAGTAAGCCAAAGTGAATTGACTTGCACCCCGAAGTTGTCAACTTTATGCGAGCAATCCCGTATCCATGTAATTTCATCATCTTGCCAATTGCTATCTTGCATGTCTCTGGCAGAAATAAGTTGTGCAACCGTAGCAACAGCGTCAGCACCAGCACCGATCACAGCAATTTTCCTTCCCATGCTTTTAGAAATATACTATCGTCGTTATTTAGTTCATTACAGGAAAAATATCATACTCCTCAATTCCTTGTTTTTTTAACTCATCAATCCACCAGAGAACATCCTTATCCTCAAAGAAAACTGCTCTCTGTGATGATGAATAACCTTTGTTCTTTTGGCGCTTCCATTCAACAGCAAACTTCATTGAACTCATAGCTACAATTGTGGTGAACTTCGACAAAGTTAGTCTACTTGGTTGCCCATGCCTTGTCAACCGTGATGTTAGCAAGACGAAACTCATCGTCAACAAACTTCATCATTGAACTGTCATTGTGAACAACATAACCCTCAGGTGATGTGGGAACACGACCGATAAATGTCTTGACGGTGCCAACCTTGTTAAGTTGGTTGATGACCATCTTCTTAGCAGTACGGATAGAAATATATGCAGCAATCAAGAAATATAACTGTGACTGATACTTACTGATGAACTTGAGACCGAGTTTCTTCATCTCATCATACTTTTTCTGAGTAGCAACAGTTTTCTTCTTTGCTTTCTCAGTATCAACAGTCTGCTCATAGAACTTTGCAAACTCGATAACAATCTTGCGGGCGTTCATAACACCACGGCCTGCACGAATACGCTGATTGAAGAAACGCTTGAGCAGCATACTCATCATAAACTGTGACTTACCCTCAGTTTGGATGATATCAAGAAACTTAGAACACTGCTTCAGTGCTCCTTGTGCCTTGTTGATTTGTGCATTGAAAGTATAGAGATCTCCTTGATCAAATAGAGTAGCACCAGTGGCATCATTAAAATTCGCACTGGCAACAAAAACATCTTGAGTAGAAGAATACTTAGGTGCTTGTTTTTGCGGTACAACTTGTGCAGTTGCAAGACTATCGCCCTTGTAAACTGTGTGAAAGACGATGCCCATCTTTGTGAGATGAACGACATTGCCCGTCTTGGAATTACGATCAATAGCGTAAGTAATAGTATTAGGAGTGAAACAAATAACTCTGTTTCCACCGACAATACCGCTTCTCTTATCTTCGGCAGTGTATAGTAAGTCACCTTGAACAATACCAGTAATATTAACCTGTGGCAGATACTGCAGGCAATCTTTTAGTTTCTTAGCAAGTTGACCATTGTAGAATCGGTCAACATCAGTATCATCAAAGCAAATCTTAGGATTGACTTTGTTGAATACAGATTTAGTGCCAACAAAGAAACGACCAGTAACAGGATCAGTACCGCAAATAACTGCAGGAGCACCATCCCACTTGGTAGTGATACTTAGATCGCTAGATTGTCCAGACAACAGGTCACTGAACTGACGAAGGAAGGTAATAGCATTGAACCCGCCAGCGGTGCCGCTGTTCAGGATCTCGTCTTCCAGGTGCTCAAGGTGTGTGTTTTTCATACCCTTATTATAGGCCCTGACAGGGGTTATGGGGGATTGAGTGTGCCAGTTTGTCATCTGAACCCAGGACCGTTCGCCCATACTACGAGAGAGCGGCGAGTCCCATGAGTCACAGGTGTGACACGATGCAGAGCATAACTAGGAAAAACAGTAACTATTCCACGATCATTCGCTGTTGTATGTATATTTCCATCGTTAATCTGTAACTCTCCACCTTCATAATCATCAGGGTCACTAAGTTGTACTGACATGCTCAACTTTCTAGGTGGCATATCACCAAGCAACATATTATCTACATGCCAACGATAAAATGATTTGTCATCATGATATACCGTGTACTGCAAATGTTCATGGAATCCAGTGATATCAAATCTCCAATGCATGCCATTCATACATCTAAGAATTTTGCCTAGTTTTTCATATAACCACTCAGTATCCTCATTTAATGCAATCCATGAGTTTCTTGACTTTCTAATACTTTCTTCTATTTCCTGTGATTCTTCATCAGGGCCTACAATAGACTGCTCAGGATTTAATGACTCACCATAATGAATGATTCGATCACATTCTTCAGGTGAAAATCCATCTTCCCAAGACTCATACAAGATTTCCCCCATACCAAAATTGGGTGGGGGGCATAAACGATAGATTGACATAACAAATTAGAAAATTACTTTAATGTCTCCACCATTAGGAATGACTTGATACTTGTCACCATTAACAGCGCGTCCACCCTGTCCACCAGCAGCACCACCGAACGCGGGTTGACCCCAATCTCCACCAGATCCACCAGGTTGTCCAGGTTGACCAGGTTGTCCAGGTCCACCAGCATTTCCAGGGGTTCCAGGTTGTCCAGGTTGACCAGATGATCCTCTACCACCAGGTGTTCCAGGTTGTCCACTTCCACCCTTACCACCAGGTGTTCCAGGACTACCCGCAGAGCATCCTGCAGGGGTTCCAGAACCTCCAGGTTGTCCGCTGCCTCCAGGAGTTCCAGAACCACCAGGAGATCCGCTACCACCGCTACCACCAGGTGTTCCAGATCCACCGCCACCACCAGGGGTTCCAGGGGTTCCAGGAGTGCCAGGTTGACCAGTTATGTTGCCTGTCTTGTAGTTCCACCCACGGCCAGGAGCACCTACGCCCTTTACACCGCCAGTGCCGCCACCGCCATTATATCCAGCGGGACCACCTGATCCACCGCCACCGCCAGATCCACCTGATCC